CAACCATTTCAGGTTGATCCTGTACAATCTCGCCGAGATCGCCAGACTTTCGGAAAGCAGTGTCTGCTTCTACTGCGTCTACTCTCTTTCCAAACTTATTAAATTCCTCTCGTGCTGATGCAAGATCTTTTGCAACTGCTTCGAAAGACTCTTTTACTACTTCTACGTCTACCTTTGCTGACTTAAGTAATTCTACTTCTGCCTGCAATGATTTTACTGTAGCAACTAGATCGCTAAAGGCTGATGTGATAGTATTATTGATTTCAGTAATTGACTCAGCAATAACTTCATCTGATTTAGATACTTCTGTAACTAGTGCTTCTGTTGTTTCAGCAACTGGTGCTTCTTCAGCAACATCTGCTTTTTCAGCAACTGGTGCTTCTTCGACAACATCTGCTTTTTCAGCAACAGGAGTTTCAACTACGGCATCTGCCTCTGGAGCGACCTCAACATTTTCAACTACTGCATCAGTCTTCTCAACGATTTCTTCTGCAACTTGTGTTGTCTCTGTCATAGGATTTACCTCCTTGTTAATCTTAGAAGTATTAATGCCTTTAGCACTATCAACTAAGAACTTTATCATATTTGTTTTTTCGTTGTCATTTTTTTCAACGAAACCTATATTTTGCATTGGCTCACCAGAAGTTGGGCTAACAACTGATTCATTTTCTGAAACTAAAACGATTCCAGATTCTTTATCCCAAAAAACATTTTCTAATACTGTGTTTACTCCATCACCTTTAATAGTATCGACACCATCTACTTTTTCAACAGACATAATATTTGCAAATTGATTTGCTGGATTATCAACAAGTGATAACTCAACTAAATCGTATTCTTTAATAATTCTAATTTGGGTATCTGACTTCTCATCATATCCGTCATCCCACTTGTTCATTCTTCCACCAATTGAAAAACCAGTGTATGTTCCATCTAGAACTTTTTCCCATGCATCTTGTGCACCTTTTGAAACATATGCAGATACAAAAACACCACTATAAAACTTCTTTGATTCTGGATCAAAATACTTATCTTCTTTAAATGAAACCATCTTTCCTACTGCTGATGGTTGATGCATTTCTCTAATGTTCCCACGGAATTTTGCAAAAGCCTTCATTGATGCTTCTGCTGTTACAATATCATTTTGTTTATCTAAATTATCCAATGACGCAAAGCCAGAGACAATACGTCTCTCTTTATCTACCTTACTAAACGGTAGGGATAGGCGAACGTTGTCGCCTTCTGTGTTCCAGTGGGCTTTAGAGATAGTCATACTAGTATATATTATAGACCCTTTTTATAACACTATTGTTAAAAACAATGCTATTGTGCAGATCTACCCTCACCTTGAGCATTTCTGCCATCAAGAGTCGCACTTCCATCAGACTGGCTATTTGTTCTTTCTGCATCTCTTTGTCTATTCTGTGCAGTATTTGCCCTCATGTCAGTTGCCTGTCTTGCTGACATCTGGAATGGCTCATCACCGTTTGCACGTTGTGGCATTCCTAGAGTCTGTCTTGCTTCGTTTGGAGTCATGACCTGAGTCTTAACATATCGCTCAATAATTTGTGATTGAGCAATCTCATCTGTTAGGGTTAACTCGTTAAACTTAAGTTCAAGAATATCTGTTTTCTCACGAATAATTTTGTTGATATGTTTTTCTAATTGTCTTTGTGCTGGTCTTGCTACTTGTTCCTTAAAGGTACGATCTTGTGCAAGTGCTGCAGCAATAGCAGACGCATCTGCGCCACCCAACTTTGAAAGTGGTACTTGGTGTGCAACAAGAATATCATCACGGTTTTGCTTGCGATACTCTTTAAATGAACCATCTTGAATTCCATTCTCAATTGGATCCATTTTAAACTCAACCTTATTTTGATCTGTATCTCCAGGAAGAGGAATATAAAGCGTTCTGTGATTTTGCCCCTTCATGCCTGTTTGAAGGAATCTAAACATTTTATCTTCAGCCTCTCCAGATAGTTTTGCTCCTTTAAGAGTAACAACATATCTAGGAACTGCTTTATTTGAAAAGTAGTCAATATTGTATTGTGATGCTAATTGATCACCTTGCAAAGATGTAATTGCAGAAATAATATCTGGAACTCCATAAAATGTGTTTAGTGGAGAGTATTGCTTAAAGTGAATAATTTCATTTGGACGTGGATCTCCAGTTACTGGATTTGGATTAGTAGCACCAAAGTTACGGAAATAAACAACCTTGTTTCCAATGATTTGAACATATCCATCACGCAAACGACGAATACGCATTGTGGTTGCTGGAATATGTCCAACATATCCAATCTCACCTTTTGTGGTTCTACCAACTTCTAGGTAGCCATTTCCAATTGCCTGTACATCTGTAAAAACCTTTTCCATTGTTGATGTAAATGAATCATCATCATTTAATGATTCTAACCAATCATGCATCTCGATTTTTGCTCGTTCAATTCTTTTACGTGCTCTGTCTGTAGCACCACTATCCGTAGATGCTTCTAACTTGAGCATTGTTCTTGGAGAAATTTCAAAATCGTATCCAAGGCCAACGATGTTTTCTACTTTGGCATCAATTGCTGCGTGGTTGGCAAATGAAGTATCATAAAAATTAGCAAGTTCATAAACATTCCATGGAGGAGTAATTACATCAAATAGCCCATATCCATTTCTATAAACAGTCCCTGGATTAATTTCTTTTGACTTAGCGCCATCAATACCTACATTGACTGCCCGTGAACTTTCCATGTATCTATCAGTTGCGTCAACCTTAGACATTCTTGCAGCACGTCTTTTAAAGTTATTATCCAAACCAGAAAATAGTTTTAACTCTTCCCAGTTTTTATTAAATGGATCTGATTTTTTAAATATATCTTCAGATGTTGGTACATTGTCAATTCTTGCTCCAACTATAAAGTTTTCGTTATCTGACATTATTCATCACTCCCGTACTTCTTAAATGTTTGTTGTGCAGCATGCCATGCTCCAAGGTCATTCATTGATGGAATTAATCCTTCTCTTAATCTTTGCTTTTGTTCTGAATATTCTGCTTCTGATACTCTTGTTAAACCTGGAACAAATACAGCCTGTCCATCTCCTTCATCACCATAGTGCATTGCTACCCTTTTTAGTTCCGAAATCTTCTCAATATCACCCTTCATTGCTGGGATATTTAAAACTGAACCAGTTCCATCAGTAAACCACTTTCCATCTGACTTTTTATATACATATAGTCCCCAGTCATAATGCTTATCTATGACCTGACGACGAACATTTCCTACAATTGGCTTACCAGTTTTTTTATTGATTAATGAATCCATAACCACAAGTATACCATATTATACTGGAGTTACAATAAATGATTGCCACGTAGCATCTTGATACATCTTTATCGTATCTGGATTAAATGACATTCCCTCATTATCGTCAATAATTATCTTATTTGTGCCAATATATGTCTTATATATGTCAGCAGGGTTAGTTCCATATAGATTTGAGGTTCTTAATATCAGTACTTGGTTCCATGTATAAGTTAGCCAATCCTGCCAGTCTTTATCTACTGACGATACCGTCTTAACTTTAGACCAAGATCTAAGATTTCTACTCTGTGCCAACTGAAGGTTTGTAGCCTGATAATAAGATATATTATTAAAAATATAAGGTCCAGTAATATTCATAGATCCAAACATTCCATCAAACGACAGGTTATTTTCAAAGGACATTCCAATAACTGTCCATTCTTTTCTTGATACTACAGGTTCACGAACAAAATTTCCGTTTATATAGTATGTTAGACCTGTAAATGGCGTATTAGTTTTTTTATTAACAGCAAATATTTTTGCACGATCACCATTTTCACTATTTGCTAGTATAAAAAACTCTACCGTATCTGATAGATAATTAATTTCAAATATTTTTTGTTTTGTTGCTGGAAATTTACTCTTATTAGATCTCATCCAAAATTGTACTGCAGCAACCTGGAAACTAGGCGTTCTTCCTGAGTTAATAGGCAACGATATTCCTTTATCAACATCCGTCTCATATTCATTTCTAATTTCTATTCCGCTAGATTGTGTAGCATATAGGTATGGAGATGATGTTTTTGAAATTGCAAATGGGTTCTTTGTTTTAAAGTCATAATATATACCGCTTCTAGTATATGGATATAGAGGGGTTCCAAATCTTGTTCCAATTTTGTTAAACTTGTTATGATCTAAAGACTGAGAGGTAATTTGTAATTTCTTTATTGCAATTGGTCGATTAACTGTATTTCTAGTATTAATCTCTAATCTATAAACTACTGCTAAAGAATTAAAATCAGCACTTGCTGGTGGGTAAATAATTGAGTTATCTACTATTTCAAATCTGTGTGTTGACCAGTTTGAGTGCTTAGAAAAATCTATAACCTTGTTTTCATCAATCTGTGTAGTTGTTGTAAAGTTGCTTTGAAGAAGGTTTGATCCATCCAACATATACTGCATAGTTAAATAAGATTTAACCTCAGACTCAGAAATATTATATTTTTTATACTGGTCAGAGTTCTGATTCATGTCTTGATAGTTATCCCAACCAGTATAGTTATTGTTGTCAAGTTGTACGTAGGTTTGTTGTACTGGGTTATTAAATTCTGAGTCTAGTTGTGAATAGAGCCACTCAGATGTGGTTTCATACTTTACCGCTTCAGATGGGGCTGGTGCATCTACGTTAAACTGTAAAAAGTCTAGGTCATAATATTTGTAGCCGTACTCATCTGTTACGTATTTTCCAAAATAGGATAGTGGCAAATAATCTTCCCAATATCCAGAAACCCCAATATCTAAAAAGAAAGAATTATATTTGTCTGTAGGAAGAAGTGTATAACTTGCAAGTCTATCTATAAAGTCTTGTGCCTCATTATATGATGCTATTCCATTTGTAAAGTTTATAAACGAAGAAGCATTATTTTCAGAGCCAAATCCAACAGCATAGATCTTTCCACCAAATGTATACTCACCAGTATTATCTCCACCAACATACATCTTTAAACTACTTATGTTACTAAAAAATGAATAAATATTATCGTAGGATGACCCAAGATCTTCTATTTTAATTCCTGCAACATGCTTTGCTTCATTAATATATGTATGAGCATAAATCTCTTGAGAGGATCCATTATAGTTAAATAGATATTTTATCTGACTACCCTGTTTAAGCACGGTAAACGTGTTATTGTTTTGAGAGTTATAAATCTTTAAAATAACTTGATCTCCAGAATAAGTATTATCAACAGAATAAACTACATATATCATTTTTAATACAGTCTGCAGAATGTCTAATCTTGGAAAGTTTAAATATGCCAGAGTGCTGTCCCATGTATGATCTGGTCTAAACGATATAAACTTGGTATCTACTGTTTGAGAGGCTCTACAATCTGTATAAAATTCAGTTAATGTTTTATTATTAAAATATATAGTTGGTAACTGATATTCTGGAGTTTTAAGAGATATATTATCTGTAATTAAGTTATCAAATGATCCCTGATTCCATTTAGCAAAATCTGGATATGAATAATCTGCAGTATACTCAGCAAATGTGTAATCTATAAATGCTTCTGTACCAGCATATGAATTATTTATTAATTCTGATGATCCCACTCCCTGACCATATACATATCTTCTTTTAGCAACAATGCCTGGCACCTTATAGGAATAAATGGCTACAGAGTCAAGTTCAAAAGATGGGGTGTCTGGATAACAATAGAATCCAATATAGTCCTGATCTTTTAAATTTCCTTCTATTACGATATTCTTTTCTGGTAAATTTATTTGTGATAAATCTATTTGCATATTTATAACTTCTTCACCATTAATCATTAGTGTTGCCAATGATTTTGATATAGTCATATTAATTAGCATTGGTCTTATCCACTGACCAACAAAGTATGACTTAAATGATGTTCCTACTACTAAGGTTATGTGTCCGCCTTCAACATAAATACCGTCGTCTGATCCAATTGGACCAACAAGTCTATGTGATTCAGATGAATTACAATCTATTCTTGTCCAAAATTCTAGGGTATATTCTTTATACTTTCCATCTTCATTTAAAAGTCCTAGACCAGGAATTATATATGATGGAGATAAAACTTCAATTCCTCCATCTAGCGACTCTATAGGTTCTGTAGATGGATTACCACCGTCAATAAATTCTGATGTAGTAGATATTGGTCCTCCAGCATCAATTACACCATCAATAACTGTTTCATAGTTAGGGAATAATCTAATGACTCCAGATGAGCCATAGACAAGTGGAACGCTAGTATTTTTAGATGCTAATACATTGTTAGCAATTAAATAATAGCCAGTGTTAGCACTATTTCCGTAAGAGTTTGACGCTATACATTTTAGCCCAGTTTCTGGCAATCCAATTGTTGATGGTAAATTTATTGCATTAACTCCAAGTGATGTTGTGTTAAACTCTTCAGACCATTGACCAACAGATATACCGTTAAAGTTAAAAATATAATCAGATGGTAGCGATCCAGAATCATTTAGTTGTATGTTTACTAAAACCCTAAAAACATTTGTCTCATTTGGTATTTCAAATGTTTCGGATATAAAGGCCCATTCATCTTGAATAATGTTTGTAAATCTTTTTACATTTTGAACTATTAAAGATGTATCTGAATCAATATACTCATAACCAATTTCTATATAGTCGTAGTTATCGCTATTTGAATAATAGTAAGTACCTATACACATGGTTCTTAGTCGATCCTGTAGTGAAGAAAATTCAACTAGGTCTGGACTTATTAATGTTACTAGTGTATTTGGCGTACCCTCTATAGTATTTGTAATACTATCAACAAATGGTTGACTTGCTATTATGCTTTCGTATTGATCTGATGCCCCAGTTATATCCCAGTTAGCAAAGTCTCTTTGATTTTCTGTTATTAGACTTAGATAGTCTACTTGTTCGTCTAATGACCATAATGCCAATGGATGTTCGGCATAAACCTTTTCAGCATATAAATTTGATGGGCTAGACATATTTTCTCCTAGCCCTATTTTATCATACTACGAGATTTTTATTTCGCAATAATCTGTTGTACAGTAGGCTTCGCCTTGTGCCTCTAGATTATCTACACCATCATAAATAGCAGAAAAATCAATATGCTTCAATTTACCAATATATGAGTTATACTCATCTTCTGTTATTTGTGTATATGGCTGTTGAGGATAGACTGTATTTCCCATTGGTAAAAATGAAACGGCCTTTAGTTGTCCCTCATACATATGAAGCGCTGGAGCAACATGCTTTGACTCTGTTTCTTTATCAAATGATAGGGTTACAGATACTCCGTTGTCTGACCAATATTTTTGAGCAGTTGCAGCAAGTGCAATCTTTTCAAAAAGAGTTACATCTTTTTCAGAACGTGGGTGGCCAGATTTAATTGGGAAATATACAACTGATGTATTTGCTGAAACTACATCCTTTTCAATTGTATAGTTTGCTGCTTTAAATAGATGAAGCATAGGATCTGTATCACCAAATCTAACTGCACGAAGGAAGAAGTTGCCTCCAGGTCCCCAGTGAACTCCAGGAGTAGCACCAGAAAGAATTGATACAGAACCAGAAGGCTTAACGGTTGTTACACGAATTGATTCACGAACACATAGCCATTCTGAATATTGATTGTCATATTTACGAATTGTATTGTATCCTTCGTCCATCCATTCACGAACGGTTGGCAAACCATGTTGATCTGCAAAAGAAGCAATGCCAGTTAAAGATGTTCCAATACGACGGTTACGTTGCATAATTCCGTTTGTCTGTTGCCAGTGTGTTGGAAGCAATGTTACAGTCTTTCCATATAGATAAGCAAACTTCAATGTCTTTAAGAAATCTTCTTTAGACTCATGTCGATTTAAGTGAACCTCTACAAGAGTGCAAAGTTCATATGATTCTAGTGGTTGTTCTGCACATGGATTAAAACCCATTACACGATAGTCTTTTCCATCTGGTGCATCTTTCAATCTTCCATAGTTTCTTGCTACATCAAGCCATATAAAACCTGGCTCTCCATTATTTACAATTAAATCTGTGTACTTGTTGTAATCCATTCCTACTGTTGCAGAAATAGAGTTATTAGACATCCATGCCCATCCTGGATTTTCAGGATCAAATGAGTTTCTATCTGGAAACACTTCTGCATTTTTTAGATTAATAAATGCTTCATCTCCTGCTGCTCCAAGTGCAAGGGTAGCAGAACGACGAACATTTCCAGAAACAACACATGTTCCAATAAGATTAATTAGATCTACAATTGCACGAGCATCTAATGTCTCTCCTGCTCTTTGACCTATAACTTTGTCTATTTGGTCGTGTAGTCTCTTTAATGGTGCTGGACCACTAGATACCCCGCCAAACCCCTTAATAGGGGCTCCTAGAGGCCTAATAAGGTCATAATTAAACTTCTGTATACTTTGATTTGGTCTCAAGTAGGAATTAATTAAAATTCTTACAGACTCAACCCATCCTTCACGAGTGTCTGGAATTTCATAAATCTCCTCTGGCTCTGTTGGAGAATAGATTAGGAAATTCTTTTCCTGTCCTACAGTATCAAATCCTACCCCAATACCAAGCATTAATGCATCCATAACCCAAGCAAATAATGCACCTGGATCATTCTTATCTAAATCCTTTGTAGAAACCATTGCACAGTTTTGAAGTGCTGCAGAGTTTCTTTTTTCCATTGTCATGGCCGTTCCAAATGTCCACATACCACGTCCTGGGGGTGTCCACTTTAATTCAAACATTCTTTGGAATGCTTCTTGTGCTGACTTCTGAGCCTTATAATCATTCCATGGAAGGCGGTTTTCTTTAGCGTGATTCTTTTGAACTGAGTACATTCCCTCAATTACACGGCGACAAACTTCATGCCATCTTTCTTTTGTACCATCTTCTTTAACACGAGAATATGTACGTATAAAAGTAATCTCTCCTAAAGAGTTTTCTGCTGCATCTTTAAACCCAAATGGAGATGGTAACTTTGTATACTTCTCAACAAAGTCTTCTGGTAATCTAAAAGAAAAAAAGTCTGACATATAAAACACCTTTCGAAATCTGGAATAGATCCTAAGTATAGCAGAGTTTTAAAAAAAGTAAAACTGTGCCTAAAGTAATAGTTGAGAGTTATCTAAAAGTCATTTTTGTGCTATGTTGTTTTGGAGAACAACGTAGACATGTCTCTAAACTAATTCCAGTTACTGGACATTTAGATATAGTTTTTTTGTGACCAACTATAAAACATAATAATTTATTAATCATTTAATTCTCTATAAGATATAGCATCATTTGGACAATGTAATGCAGCATTTACAACTCTGTCCTTTAAACTTTTATCAACTAAGTATTCCCAAGTTTTTCTTTCTCCATCGACAAGAGAAAATATCTCAGGGGCATCAAAAACGCATTGCCCCCAAGCCTGACATCTTTTAGATATATTAACCTCTATCATTTAAACCATTGGGATCCAGTGCTGTTCCCAGTCCTTTGGAATAAATCTTAATGGAATAACATCATATGCAATAGTAATTCTTGGACCGTCCCAGTCCCAATCTGCCATTGCATGTGGGTGACCAGTCTCAGACAAAATAGCACGATTATTTTTATTAATATTTTCTATTTCTTTATCAAATACTCTATAGTGAGTTGTTGATGGCTCTGCCTTAACACAATAATATCCATGGAAGTGTGGTGCCCCATTTCCACCATGCTCATGCCAATCTAACTTACCCTTTTTGTTGTAGTTAATGTTAAACCAACCTTGAACCATAAACTGTTCTAGGTCAAACTTTAAGTTGTAGTGATCACAAGCCTCTAATGTCATTTGTTTTACTGCCCGAAACAACTCAAAGATTCCTGGATGATAAAATTGAAAAACGTTATATTTATTCCATTGAATAGTTGTTTCGCTATTTGACGAATCCCATGGAGTGTTTTGATTTTTAGGACCTTTTATTAAGTCTCCATTTTCAATTCTCTGATACTGTATTTCTAAAAATCTTTGTAAATCTACTAAATTATTATTTAAAAATTTGTCAAAAAACTTATGCTCTATTTTTGACTTACTATCACTTTCCATTTGTGGATTACCGTACATTTTTACCCCTTTGTTTTCTATTGCTCAAAATAATCTGCTATATCACCAATTGTAGCATAATCATTTTTAAACTGCATATCTTTTGTATATGACCTATATCTAATAGTATTATTAGGCTTAATTAAAAAGTGATGATCAAAGACAATAGTTCTGTTTGCTTCTTCAGGGGAGTACAGGATTTCTGATATTTTTTCTCCAGGACGAAGTTCATCTTCAATTATGTTATCTGAAAATATTTCTGCTATATCTCTGACTTTAAACTTATTCATTGACGGTATAAATATTTCTCCACCAGTCATATTGCTAAATACAAAATCTATAAACTGACAAGCAGTATTTATTTTTATAATATATCTTTCTAAGTCTCGATCTGATAAATAGATCTGCTTTCCCCTATTGCTACTCCAATATTCGAAGATTGATCCACTACTTCCTAATATATTGCCAAATCTAATACAAGAAGAGTTAATATTGTTGCCATCAATATTTGTAAATATTTTTTCTGCAACTAATTTAGTAGAACCATAAATGCTGTTGGGCATTGCTGCTTTATCTGTTGATATATATATATTTTTAATAATAGATGTTTTTGACATTTCTTTAATAATATCTGCAATATTTTGTGCACCATAAACATTTGTCTTAATTGTTTCATTATAATTTTGCTCTGCTAAATCTATATGCTTTATTGCTGCCGTATTTAGTATATGGGTTGAGCCAGCCATTGCCAATCTTAGTGCATCTTTATCTCTAACATCTCCAATAATAAAATCTACCAAATTTGTATTTAAGTCACGTTTAGCAAGTACCTGATTTTTTTCATTGCGGGAAAATAATACTATTGAGTCAAATAGGTTATTTTTTAATGCATATTTACAAAAATTAATTCCAACGGTTCCAGTTCCACCAACTATGAATAACTTTTTCATTATACTATTTTATCACTTTCTTAATATTTCATTCAACATTACATATGGTGTTTTATGTGTTTGAGATAAGATATCTGTTTCACCTGCTATATGTGGAACTGTAATTAATTTTTTTAAACCAGAATATGGACTTGGCTGATATCCATTAAGTAGGCCTTTAAAAGAATAATTATATATTGTTCTATCAAAATTACGAAATGCTCCTGCGTCAAGCCTATTCTTTCCTAATCCATTTTGTTCTGTTAAAGATATTATTTTTTTTGCTCCAGCATTTGAAAAAATATGACCAGCAGACCCTACATTTTGATATGACCTAACGACATATTTAGAACCAATTTGCCAGTCATTGTGTATTTGACCAAAGTTGTGGGATGACTGTCCATGTGTAGTGATTTTAGAAAATAGTCTTTCTCTAGAAAACTCAGAATTATGTATGTGTGGTAAAAATTGGTAGACTGCAAAAAAATCATAGTCTTCTGGAACATGGCTCATATATAATGACAAATCATCTATAAAAGTTTCCGAAAGTATAGCGTCGTCTTCTATGGTCATTAAACTTTCTAAATTATTATCAACAATATAATAAAGGGCATTTAAAAAACTAAGCCAATGACCTAAATATCCAGCACGAGTTTTTCTAGTTTCTTTAATATTTGGATGCATTTCAAAAAAATTTATAACGTCTTCTTCTGAATGACCATCAATACATTTAAAACTATGCTCTTTAAAAGAACTTAGTTGTTGTCTTATTTTATTTTGATTATTTATACGAATATCGTTAATTCTAATTATTGCAAAATCTTTATTTAATTTAGCCAACACTATCCTCCAATAATTTAGTTAAATATACGTACTTAGTTCCCTGAATCTGAGTCTCATTGTCTGTTCCTTCTATTGTATCATTTATAGTAACTAGACTATCTAATCCCAACATTGGATTTGGCTGATACCCGTTAAGAATTCCGTTAAAAGAATATGAGTACATTGTCATATCAAATGGCTTGGCTTTCCATCTACTTATACCAAATCCATTTTTTTCTGTCAACTCAATTATTTTTTTTGCCCCACCTAACGAAAAGATTTGTCCTACAGAGCCAAACCTCTGATATGTTTTTACTATATGGCTACATCCTATATCCCAGTCTTTATGAATATTTTCTATGTTTTGATCTATCTGCACTCTTTGATGTACCCTGTTAGATACATCATTTTTTGAAAACAAATAATTTTTTGAGTTTGGAATAGAATTATATATTATAAAAAAATCATAATCCTCTGGCATATGGGCCATATAGATATCTAAGTCATTAATAAATGTTTTAGACAAAATAGCATCATCTTCTAACACTAATATATTTTCAATATTATTATTTATCATATAGACTAAAGTATTTAAAAATGATATCCAGTGTCCTAAATATCCATATCTCATTGGTCGTAATTCTTTTATATTTTGATTATTTTGAAAAAAAGACTTTACTGCATTTTTATCTCTTCCATCAACAAACTCTGGAAAATGTTGATTAAATCCTACTAAATCTTGTTGTATTTGTTTTTGAGTTTTTATTCTTTTATCATTTATTTTGATAATTACATAATCTTTATTTAGTTTTACCATGATCTTCCTTATAAAAAATAAGAGAGTCCATGTCTTCATTTTCAATTTTAGTAGAATAATTATCTATATTATTTAGCGCATTAATAATTTCCTGTTTAATATCTGACTCGTAATTATCAAAATCAGTATCTTTTATATCATTAATTAATTCTGAAATTTGAAACTTGATGTTTTTATACAGCCAGTTTAGTTTTTGACCACTATCTTTATTTATATTAGTTTTCCAAACAATTATCCTATATCTATCTCTTTCTAACCTTAATTGTTTAATTGTTGACTTTGTGTCAATAACATATTTTATAAAAATTATAAAGGCAATAAATGTTAAAAAATATATCATCTATATTTCTTTCTTATCCATCTATGCTTTTTATAAAATCCATACAAGTAATTTCTTTTTCTTTCTAAGTCCCAAACACCATCATTATGTAATGAATGGTCAATCTTCATCTCCCAGTTAGCACGTTTGATTGGTAAAAAAGAAATAATAGGAGTTCCAGCCTTTATAACTCCTTCAAAATCTTTTCTTAAGAAGAATGTAACAATGTTTGATGACGACCATCTGTCTGCATCCTGTATTGCGGTCATTGTAAAAAATGGTAGATCGTATCTTCCTATTGGATGAGTAATTAATAAAGACCATCCGTCAGGTAACTTTGTACCCCATCGCATGTCCCAAACAAAATGTATTGGATAGCATCCAGAGGGTACTGGAATCTCTAAATGACCACGCATTTCTATTGGTCTTGGAGCATTTGCATCCCACGAAATTTCTGGCTTATTTGGATTATCCGTTTTTTTAACCGTAATATCTGTTGTTAATAAATAATGATATCCACCAGTTATTGCGTCAAAGAATGGCATACAATGTTTAATACTAATGGCTGCTGAATCTGCTCCCATATTACTTGATACATTTAGTTTAGAAAAATCATCGTGGACTTGATATAAAGGTCTATCTTTCCACCAGTCTGGAAGATTATCTATTGCTGGTACTGGAGCAAGCGTTGTTTCGGCATATGCTGCTGGTGCAAAGAATGTTATTTCTAAGTCTTCTAGTGGTTTTGGATTTTTATATCTATCATGTAGTTTATCCATTATTTAAAAACTTTCTTTTCCCATAAATATGTTTTATAGGCATTTCCAAACATAGATCTAATTCTATGAGGAATGGTATTTAGTGCTTTTGCATCTGGTCGCTCTAGTATATTCATTTTAAATTCTTCTCTTTTAAAAGGTATACATTGTACTAGAGGAGTTCCCTTTTCTATAACTCCTTTAAAACCCTTTTCAATAATTATAGAAAACCATCCATCGGATAAATACATATCAGTATCAACAATTGCTGGAACCACTCTAAATGGTAAAGAGTCATGAAATGCTGGGTGTGTAAATAATGTACTATATCCTTTTTGAGTTCCAATTACCCACATTGGATGAACTCTAAAAACATCTTCCATATACTGATCTCTATTGAAGTCCCAACTTGCGATTTGCTCTTTTTTATGCATAGAAAATGATGGTGCATGGACATCATGCACATCTGTTTTAATTGAGTCACCAGTAGCATCTATATATATATCACATGGAAACTTTAACAAATACCCAGAAAATAATAAGTCTTGAATTCCAGGACACTTTTTTATTGTTTCGTTGTATGCACCATTAACAACACGTTTTTCTCCACCAACATATGGCTCCTGAGTTCTCCACCATAATGGCAGGTTTTTTGACATTGGCTCTGGCTTTGGGGCATACGCATGTACATATTCTGTCTTTGGCATAAAATTTATGATTTTACTTTTTTTCATTATCTACCACCTTCATATATAGTATATCACTATCATGTCTAAAAACAGACATTTTTTTACCTAAATCTTTGTGTAAAAAGAATGGTACCACTACATTTTCAAACTCTGGGGATAAGTCTATTCTATATTCTGGGGTTTTAATAAGCAACTCTTTTTCTATTTTTTCATCAGTAAAAAAAATTAATGTTTTATCATCTCTAGGCAACCATCTAATTACCCAGGCAAATGGCTTTTTACCATATAATTCATCATCTATTTCAATTTCTCTTTTATAATCAACAACGTATGGATATAGCGTTCTGGATACAAAATCAAAAGAATCTTTCATCATGGGATCACTGTTTGGCATTTGATTACTTCGAAAATATACATCTGCCGATAGTTTAATTAAATAAAGATTTTCTTCAATTTTTATTGGTGGAATAACTACTTCATGTGCCCATCTATTTTCTGGAATAAAATATGATGTGCCATCTTCATAATCTTTTGTCCAGTTTATATTTATCTTTTGTAAAAGTTCTTCTGATATATGTGCATTTTCTGAAAACTCTTTAGTTTTAGTAGCAATTTGAGAACTAATTAAAAATGGAGTATTTTCTCTTTCAGCATTTAGCGCAACTTCATCATGTGTTAAATTATAATCTTTATCTCCAAAATCTGGATAATATTCTTTGTTTGGCAACCTGCCCATAGAACTACCTACTCTACGGGCTTATCGAATATTAAAAGATCATTAACTATAATTAAATTTATTGGCTGAGCCTTAATAGTATATATGTTGTCAATATATGCTATTTTTTCTACTAACTCTACCGCAATAAAGTCATTTGCTGATGCACTATAAACTGTATATGTCTCATCTATATCTGCAACATTTACAAAAGAGTGTACCCCATCCTTTTTAGCAAGCGCATAGTAATTTGGAGAATAGTGATTTCCATTTATTACGTATAGAGTATCTCCAACTGACTGAGTTACTTCTAATACCATGCTACTGCTATCAGATATTGTTAAAGTTTCAGATTTTAATTCTGTTGGGCTAGATAGACCGTTTAATTCTGCAATTTCTTTAGTTTCAACAATAGTTTGTGGTTCTAAGTTAATTGGAATTACATATCCATCTAGAGCCTTAACGTTTAGGTTAACACCAATCCATGGGCTAGATGAGACGTTTAATCCATAACTTGAGAAACCAAAACCATGATAGAAGCCATGATAGAAACTGTGATAGAATCCATGATAAAATCCACCATAGAATCCAAATCCATGATAGAAGCCACCGTATACATATGTATAGTATGTATAAGATACTGTAGATCCTAGTAATACTGTTCCAGTTGTCTGTGTACCGTCTTTAATTTTGGTATCTAGACCAGAGTTTCCAGTATTTTCGTTTGTCTCAGAGTAAGATAATCCAGCAGCAGTTAATGCAGCCTGTGCTTGAGTTCTTGTCATTCCGCTAAGATTTGGAATGGTTACTTTTCTAGGACTAGCGTCACCAGTTTGTCTTAATGCCATTTTATCTCCTCTATGTTACTATTAATTTTTATGCTTTTAGATCGCCGATAACAACGAATGTGTTACTTGCTCTCTTAATAATTACCGCACCTGACCATTGTCCACGTAACTTAAGTCCTGGGGTACCGTTTACAGTTACTCCAGAAGCACCTGCGATAGTTACTTCGGATGATCCAGTTTGTATAACTTCCATTCTTTGACCTACTGGCCAGAATGAGTTATCTGAAGGAATTGAAAGTGTTCCTCCACCGCTCATTTCACGAATGTTGTTTACGTCAGATGACACTACTGTGTGTGATCCGTTCATATCAGCAATTGAGGCTGTTGCATTTGCTTTTGCAGTAAATGCTACTCCACCAATTGTTGCTGATGCTGCAGTTAAATCTTTAAGTTCAACATCGTCCAGTGTTCCTTGTGAGAAGTTTATTGTTGTTGTTGGCTCATCTGTTACGCCAGTAAAGAACTTCCACTTTCCAGCAGAAGCATCTCTTACGATACCAGCATGTGAGTATACGTTAGCAATTGTGTGTGAAGCAACGATACCTAAGTCTAAAGCATCGCTTGAATTGTCTTCACCAAGATAAATCATTGGGTCAGTTACAACCAAATCCTGAGTTCCAACAGTTACTGTGTTTCCAGATACTGTTAAGTCTCCAGTGATTATTAAACTACCGCTAATTGTTCCACCAGCAGTTGTTACTAATGCTGCTGTATTTGCAATTCCGTGTACGTTTGTTGTATCTGAATTGTGTGTTGATACTGCTCCAGATACTTCGTAGTTTGTTGCCAAACTATCAGAGTATGCATTTGCATTTGAGATTGCATTTGCTTTTGCTGAATCAACATATGATGTTGTTGCAAGTAGTGATGTATCTGCAATTCCATGTACGTTTGCAGTTAATGATTCGTGTGATGATAAATCTGATTGTGTGTTTGATATATCAGATTCTATCGATGAAATACTTCCTTGTATGCCAGTAATAGAATTTCCTTGTGTTTCAACAACAGTTTGTAGTCCAGTTACTGTATTTGATACGTTATTAATACTTGCTTCAAGGCTAATTAAACTGTTTGCGTGTGTATCTAATAAGTTATCTACATCTGCTAAGTGTCCTATTGTTGCATTAGCAAAGTCTTCATCATCATTTAGTGCTGCTGCAATTTCATTTAATGTATTTAATGCACTTGGTGCACCATCAATAATATTTCCTAATTGAGACAGTGGTACCTGTCCTGTTGAGTCAAGAGTAGCAACACCATTGTTTGCTCCCTTTTCGGAGTCTGAAATGGCTCCTTCAATATCTGTTGATATTGCTGATTCGTTAATGAAGTAGTCTAGGTCTGACCATTGGTTTACTCCATCGCCCATCTTAAATTTACTTGTATCGCTCTCAAAGCCGATTTCACCAGCCTCTAATATTGGGTCTGCTGATGTCCATTGCGCTGCAGTACCTCTGCGTTGCTGCATTCTTGTTGCCATTTATTGCCTCCTAGGTAAATCTATGTCTTATTATAACAGGTAATTTTAATATTTTAATTAAAATTATCTATTGCACTTCCACCGTCCCAAACACTTGTCCAAGAGTTGGTATTATAGAAACCACCACTTGCACTTGTTGCTTGAGCACTATTGTAATAACCAGCATCATAAAATCTGCTTACTACAAATCCTGTACCATCAATTGCTGTATCATGAATGTGCTGTGGTAGAACTTCAGCATCAGCCAGGGTAGCAATCATTATCCACTCACCATTATAGTAAATGTTAATATGACTTGTTAATGAGTCAAAGTACATCTGTCCATTAGTTGGTGAATTAGGGGGAGTACTTAGTACTGGCATACCACCAGTATTTGCATCTACATAAGCCTTTGTGGCTGCATGCTCAGGTTCTGTTGGAGTACCGACAATTACTACATCTCCGAATGTACCTCCATTAGTTACGAACAGGCCATTCTTTACCTTAAAGTCTTTGTCTAGTGTTGCCATAGTATCTCCCCCTCTTTTTTTATTTTAAATTAATCGTTGTATGCAATCAGTGTTGCTGCCACAAGGATTTCAGAGTTATTATTTGCTGTTGTTACACGCAAACGATATTCTGAACTTCCTGCATTCCAGTCAGCAGTTACTGTTGCTAGTGGATTTTCACTTGTGTAGATAGTTGCGTACTCAGTAACTGCAATGTTATTATTGCTATCTGTAGTAACAAGAACCTCTGATACTTGTGATTCTCCATTGTTAAATATACGAACTAGATACTTTACGCTACCTTCATTTGTACCGAAAGTATGAGCAGTAAATGTTCCTGCTGTGTTTGCATCTGTCCATGTTGCTTCTTCACGACGTACCCATGTAATGTCTACGCTTTGGAAGTTAGGTGTTACAGCCTCTAATGCGCTTACTGCAAGAGCGTTAGTAAAGTATAGGTTAGTTAAACCTTCTTCAATATCGTCTGTTGTAAGACTATTAATTTCTGTATCTGTGTAAGAGTTTGCAATTGTTACAGCATTTGTTTGTGCTGTATCAGCAGAACCTGCTAGATCAACACCAGTTACAGATATTGTATTTCCTGTAATATCAATGTTTGATCCTGCAGTTAAAGTATCTTGTTTTGTTGCAACTAGGTTAGTTAATGTTGTTGCAAAGTTTGCATCGTCACCAATTGCTGCTGCTAACTCATTAAGAGTATTTAGCAATTCTGGTGCAGAATCTACAAGTGCAGATACTGCGCTGTCAGCGTAGTTTTGTGCATTGGTTTGCGCTGTGTCAGCAACTGAATCAGCATAATTTTGTGCATTTGTTTGTGCTGTAGAGGCAGAACCTGCTGCATCATAGTTTGATGCTAGGCTATCGGCATAGTTCTGAGCGTTTGTCTGTGCTGTACTTGCAGAACCTGCTGCATCATAATTAGACGCTAAACTATCAGCATAGTTTTGTGCGTTTGTTTGTGCAGTTGATGCTGATCCTGCTGCATCATAGTTACTTGCTAAACTGTCTGCATAGTTCTGAGCATTTGTTTGTGCTGTAGAGGCAGATCCAGAGGCATCGTAGTTACCTGCTAGACTATCCGCATAATTCTGAGCGTTTGTTTGTGCTGTGTTAGCAGAACCATATGTATCAAATGCAAATGCTCCACCAGGATAAAGTGCTGTTGAAATGGCATTGTCTGCATAGTTCTGTGCATTAGTTTGTGCTGTGTCAGCAGAACCTGCTGCATCGTAATTGCTTGCTAAACTATCTGCATAGTTCTGAGCATTTGTTTGTGCGGTAGATGCGGAACCTGATGAATCATAGTTTCCTGCAAGACTATCTGCATAATTTTGAGCATTTGTTTGTGCTGTATCGGCAGAGCCATAAGCATCATAGGTGTTTGTTGTTACAGAAATAGTATTTCCAGCAATATCAATGCCAGTTCCTGCAACTAGTGTATCTTGCTTGTTTGATGCAATATCTTGAAGATCTGCAATTACGTTTGGATTATCATCAAGTGCTGCTGCTAATTCATTAAGTGTGTCAAGAAGTTCTGGAGCACCATTTACTAGGTTTGCTACAGCCTCATCTGTATAGTCATTAGCAATTGTTACTGCATTGGTCTGTGCAGTGCTTGCTGATCCTGCTGCGTCATAGTTACTCGCTAGGCTGTCAGCATAATTCTGTGCGTTAGTTTGTGCTGTGTCAGCAGAACCTGCTGCATCGTAAGTTCCTGATGTTACAGAAATCTCACCATTAGAAAGAGTAATACCTGTTCCAGCAGAGAATGCATCACGAGCAAGTGTGTTTGAGAAATACTTGTTTGTAGTTCCTTCTGCTAAAGCATCTGTGTCATGATTTGAAATGTCTGATACTGTACCAGTTACATCACCAACAAGGTCTGCTGTAACTACGTTTGCAGCAAAAGATGCATTTGCATCACGTAAAACGATAGCATTTGCTACCGATTGTGAATTTGCTACTCCACCGACAAGACCTTGGATATAGGTTGTGTCTGCTGCAGATTTGGTAAGAACGTCGTTACCATTAACTGTTGCGGTTGCGCCTTCTACTACAAGGCCATTTTTAATTTTAAAGTTTTTATTTACGGTTGCCATTTTATCTCCTTAGTTTACGCCTTAAGTCCAGTACGTGAATAACGTACAGTTATAGGGGTTATTGCAGGATCTGGAGTGACTGTTAAAGCCACGGTATTTCCAGTCCGTGAGACGCTAATGGTGCCAATATTCCCATCATTGTCGATTGTTCCATATTCAGTTACATTAATATTTGATCCATCAACCAATACATTAATTTCTGTTGAATAATACTTATTTGCGCCACCTGTTGTTTTTGATATAGAAACGGTATACTTTACCATTCTCCATTGAGTTGCATCAAAGTTATCAACTACTGTAGCGTTCTCTATTCCATTGATTGTACTTTCATTGTTACCTGCAGATCCTAGGTCTAATGCCTGTCCAGCAGATGTGTCGATTAAATCTTCATAATCTGTCTGGGTTGGACGATCTCCAGTTTGAAACTTTGCCTTTATTGATGAGATTGAAAGTTTAGCCATGTGGTAATTATAACATCATTTTATATACTATTTAGGATTTTTACTTTGCCAATACTCTAAGGTTTGTTCTCTAGATCTTTTATGACTACCGTTCTGATGTTCTTGGTTTATTGATGATTCGAACTCTAAAGTAAAGGTAAGTAACGGCATTGAATATGCCTTTGCCTCTCTATAAATAAGGGCATCTGCTAAAGAATCCCAGTTAGGATAAAGGGCAATCTTATCATTTACATAGTGTCTCTCTACTAACTTTTGGGCCCATTCTCTTTTAATAAGGTAGCAGGCTGCTGACCAATCATGTTTTTCCTTCATATGGAATTTTCTATTTATTCTATAATTATGGATTATGCAAAATTGTAAAATATCATATTCTTTGTCTATTGATGATAAAAAATCTTCAAAAGTAAAGTCCCAAAATTCTACAGTCTCAAAACTTAGATCATCTTCTATTATGATTGCATACTCTGAATCAGATTCTTCTAGCCATTGTTTGATTGTTTGTAGGTGTGATATTGACGCACCAATTTCGGGGTTTGATAAAGGAATTCTTTCTCTAACATGAATAAGGTCATTAACTATTGGATCATTACCATTCATTGCTTTTATTAATTTATAATTATCTACCCCTGCATTTTTTAGTGCAGACTCTATATAGTTACGTCTATCTTCTCTTTCTTCAAGATTGATTACGTACACTGGGCTAAAGCCCTTTAGTTTATTGGAACCAGTATGTGCCAACATGGACAACCTTTACATATGGGGCAAGATATATTTTGCCACCCTGATCTTTCCATAACTTACAAAAATTATAGTCTTCTGATAGTAGTCTCTCAGATACTGGGTCAACAACAGTTTTCCAAAAATCGTATATTGTATCTCCCTTTTTAATTGTTCCGACATCCATCTGATCTGATCTATATGCACCAACATGCTCTTTTAATATTTCTAGAACATCTCTTTTAATAAGCATAAGGCCAGTACCAATATAATTTATTTCGGTAATCTTATTTGAGTCTTTAAGAAAAACTTCTTTTTGCTCTTTTGACATGTTAACATTATAAATTCCAGTATGTTTTGTTAGGTCTGTCTTTCCTTCTTTTACAGCCTTCTCAACTCTTTTCCAGTTAATACCCTTCATTGGTACCGCTGCACCTACGATATCTAGATTTTCTTCAATCATTCTAAGTACTGCTTCAGCATCAAATCCTTGATCAGCATCAATAAATAGTAAATATTCTGAATTAGTTCTTAAAAATAATTCAGTAAGGGTGTTTCTTGCTCTATTAATTAAAGACTCATTGTATAAATCTGTAAAGGTAATCTCATGACCACGTTCTTTGCCTTTCATAAGAAGAGCAGTGATTGATTTTAAAAATTGACCGTGACATACTCCACCATACATTGGTGTTGCAACAAATACCTTAGCCATACCGTCTCCTATAAAATATAGTTACTAAAACCGATAACTTGCAATGGGATTGGGGGAACATTATTTGCAGAATATCCCTCAATTCCAATATTAATAAATTTTACCCTAAAAGGCAAAACCTCATTAATAGTAACAGATCTTTTATCTGGTCTTATTTTAATAATACCATAATCGGAAGTTTCTATCAACTTCGTTACTACTTTATTTTTTTTAGAAATAACGGCTTTTGCCATTAGTTAGTTACATCTTCTAATACTATTATGCTGCCTTGTGCAACTGTCCAAACTCTAGTTGGATCTGATAACTCAATATCAAAGATATCTCCTGTTTCTAAAATTGAAGATTCTTCTGCTGTTAGAGATACAGTGAATTCTCCATCTGCATCGTCTGCATCTGGGGCAGGAGTTAAAGTGAGAATTGTATTTGCATCATCAGTTATGATTCCAGCATCTGCTGCATTGTTTGGTCTTTTAATTTCCATGTCAATTGTCCAGTCGCCAATAACTAGTGGCTCTTTTGCATCATCTGTAACATAAACACGGAATGCTGAAGTATCACCACGAACAATTGTCCAACTTACGGTTGGTGGTCTATTTCCTACGCTATAACTTCCTGCAGAACCTCTTGTAGTTGCCATATTTTTATTATACCACTCAAAGGATTATATTCCCTTAAGTTCCCCCCAAGTTAATCCATTTGACAATAATGTCTCTAAGCCTAAGTCGCCAATCAATTCTGGGATAGTATTTGATATTGCATTATTAATATCAGAAGTATTTTGATCAATAGCATCTGAAAATGATTCTAAAACAGTATCTACTGCTTCTGCAATATTCTGAATATCCTGTTGAACATTAACGTTATCTGTGGATAACGGATACGGAATGTTCTGATTAGGCGTAGATGAAGGCATAATAGAATTATAACATAATTATAAATATTTGTCTTGACTTGACTTTTGCCAAAAATTCCTGTTATACTAGTACTTGACACCCCAAAAGGGTGTTATCGTTTTCTAAGGAGGAAACATGATCAACTTTATGAAGAATAACAGGGAAGTCATAGGAATACTCAGTATAGTGGGGCTCGTTGGCGTATATTCAAATTCTGCCAATGCTACTGATAATAATTTATTAACTAAACAAGGTATAGACGCATCATCAGCCACGAAAGTGGCTTTAAGTGTTTCTAGAGAGCAATTAATAAAGAAATATGAAAATGCTATAAGTTTGACTGACCTAGAACTTAAGCAGGTACTAGAACTAGTTGGCTTTAAGGGTAAAGACCTTAAAGAGGCTTGGGCTATTGCTAAAAAAGAATCTAATGGAAGACCTCTTGCCTTTAACGGGGATAAGACAACAGGAGACAAGTCTTATGGTATTTTCCAAATTAACATGATTGGTGATCTTGGACCAGCACGTAGAGATAAGTTTGAACTAAAAACAAACTCTGATCTATTTAATCCAATCACAAATGCAGAGATCGCATATCACATGAGTGATGGTGGTAAGGACTGGTCTGCTTGGAAAGGTATTACACCAAAGGTCAAAGACCTTATGCTAGATTTTCCTGTCTAGGATTTTCCCAAATGTGTTTTTCAGTTTGATATCTTGATTCAAAATTTAAAACACCACGATAATCACAGCATGGGCATATTGGTCTTCCATCAGAGTAATCTGGTTGAGACCAGTATCCCATTCTTGCTCTAAATTTAAAATCTGCCTCATGCCCATGTCTATCAAAACCTTCTTTACTTCCTTCTACAAAGAACCAGTGGTCTGGCTCTGCAAATTGCATAAACAATAATGTTACATAATCATCCTCACTATTGCTTGGATACTCAGTTCTCCAATGAAGCATATCGTTTCCAGAAAATATAACACAACTATTTGGCTCCTCTTGAAATTCTTTATCTTCAACAACTAAGGTCCAGTCTATTGTTTTTTCTATACAAATATCGAGTGAGTATTGGCATGCTGATTGATCCCAATGCTTCCATAATTGCGGTTTAATCCCACCTTGTATTTGATATCTTGCGGTATGAAATCCAGCACGTTTTAAATTAGGATTATTAAATGTTTTTCTTGCCAGTTCTAAAATTTCTTTTTCAGTATCCTCATCAAAATGGATTTCTGTTAGCCATCTACCAGCAACGGTATGATAAAAGTGTGGTCCATCTGGGCCCATATTTTTTGCAATAACATGATCTTTTACCTTTTTAAAAAGTTCATCAGATAAAAAGTTTTTAATTGATAAAGCCTCTAATTGCTTTGATGTGCTCATGAAGTCCTTTCCTATATCCTAATTATACTACTTTTGATATAATGTATAAATGTATAATAAATTTTATTTTTTACACATAAACAAAAATACTGCCAAAACGTTGGGCATTCGGCTATTTGATCCATTATATCAGATTCTTGAAAATAATGGGGTATCGGCTATAGAGTTAAATAAAAGCCATAGCAGCCATAATCACTGGCAGGATTTTGATAATAATACCTATATATTTTCTACTGTAAGAGATCCAGTAGAAAGAACTGTATCTGAGTTTTATTGGTGGGCAAACTATGGGGATGATGGTAAAAGGACACATCACTTTGGTAGAGACAGACAGTGTCCCTATTATACAAAAGACAATTTTTTGTTTTGGCTTGAAGAAAAATATATAAAAAATTATCAATCATCCATTATTGGGAATAATGTTGACAGAATAAATATGTTAATAAAAACTGAATATATTAAAAATAATGAAAACAAGATGGTAGACGCAATATTTAAAGATTTAAACATATCTTATAGGTTTGACTACTATCCACCAGACTATGAGCACGTCTTTATGCAGCCCGAAAAAGATCTATACGATATGATAGTAGGCGAACCAACAATATTAAATAAAATTAATGAATATAATAAAAATGATCTAGAGTTATACTCTCAGGCATCTTTTACTTTTTGATTTAATTCACTAATAACTGAATGATAGGATTCTAGGTTAGAAAGTTCTATAAGTCTATAATTCAAATCTATTACAGACTCCATATCTTTATTATATTCATGATTGAACCACATGTGTGTTTTTATACAAAAATATTTTACCCCACTATCACAAAATATTCCATTCCAAGTTCCTGCTCCCATTAGACCAGCAACATGAGTTGCATTATACATATACATAACTTGATCCTGTAAAGTCATTCCAGAAAAATCTATTTTTTGATATCCATTATTAATAAAAAAGTCTTCTAATGCATCCTCAACATGTTTTTCATTATATCTTGATATATGGTCTTTTAAATTATTTTCTTCAAGATATGAACTGACCTGTCGTCTAGAGATATAAACTTTTTTAGGACATAAGTTGTCTTTTTTCATAAAAGGCTTTACAAATTCTCTTACCTCAACATTATTTGTATGTTTAAATTGATCAAAATATGGAAATTGAGTAGATACAATATATGCTGCTGGATCATATATTATTGCAATTTTTTCAAACTCTATATTATTCTTAAGCATGTCATTTGGATCTACAAAGACTATTGGTATATTATTTTCTAACAATAAATCCAATACCTGTTGGACTACTTTACTACAATCATGATATTTATAGTTTTCAACATTTGTATTTAACCATAAGACTTTTGCATCTTTATTTATATGTTTTTTATAATATAAAAACGACCCTACATATTCTTTTAAAAAATGAAAATAATGGAGTCCAGACACTATCGGCAAATATACACCCTTTAGTTTTGTTTGTTTTAAATTACAATTTGAATATTTTACAGAACTAAACTCATATATTATATTTTCTCCATGATTATATGTTTTAACTGAGTCATACACCACTCCTGGTTTTAAGAACTCTATTTCTGTATCCATTTAAAAATATAAATAGTTATTTTTCTACCACTTACCAATTGGACACTTAGACTCTTGTAATCCTGTTTTAAGGTCCATAAAGCATCCACATCTCTTGCATTGATTCGTTAATTTAATTAAATCTGGACAAGATAAACAAATAGACATTCTGCTATCTTTTACTACTGAATCTACTCTTTTTGTTTTTGGATTTAACATATCTAATGGAGTCGTTCCATTTTTTTCTTTATACTGTTGCCAACGACTTGACATAAAAACTACTTTAACTTATAGCACTGGCAGTGAGTAGCGCATATACTATCTCTAACTTGTTGATCTAAAAACTGTGGTAAATAACCTATTTCGTTAGAAGAATCCCAGTCTGTTGTTATAAATTCATTATTAACAAACCTTGCATGTGGAGACATTGTCTGTAATCCATGATTATGCGTATTTAAATTTATAATTACGGGATTACTTAAAAGAATATTTCCAAAATATTCAGATGTTTGAAAATCTTCCAACAGTTCGCCATTCTTAAATAATCTAACTGTAATACCATCATGATCTGGATATTGATCAGATATATCTATTGCCTCATCAAATCCTAAAAATATTTGTGCATGCTCGTCATGAAAAACAGTATCATATACAGAGTCTTCCCCAATAACAAAGGCTAGGGCACTTCCTGGTATTCCATTATATTCATATGCAATATCTTGTTCTGTTATCATTTTTTTCCAATCAATATAGATAAGTAATTATAGCATCTTGCATTTTTATTGTCAATAACTAACATACCGCTCCATATCCAATTGATCTACACTCATTAAGACCACATTGACCAAATTGAACGTTCATTGAGTTACATAATCTGTTTGTAGGTGGTGAAACTGGTGGAGTAACTGGTGGAGTAACTGGTGGAGTAACTGGTGGAGTAACGGGTGGGCTAACTGGTGGTGAAACTGGTGGGGTAACAGGGGCTGCAACATAATTATAAGAAACATATGAAACATTACTTTCATATTGAACCTTTGTTCCAGATGCTGGATCTTGTGAAGCAATTTTTCCATCTAATCCAGAATCACTTGTACTGGTTGTTGTATTTCCACTATTTGCTAAACCTGCTGCGGTAATTGCTGCTTGTGCTGCAGATGTTGTTAATCCAACAATATTAGGAACTAAAACCATTCCCTTAGATGATGACCAGAATCCAGGATGTATTAACATTTAGGACCCTATGCGATTAAATCGCCTATAAGAACCCAAGAGTTTTCAGAAACTCTAAGAAGTGTTGCTCCAGAATATTGTGACGCTATCTTCTTATTTGAATTTTTACTATTAATTGTTACTCCTGATCCAGCAACAAACTCAACTTGAACAGATCCAATTTGCACTACATCAATTTTTGCATTATCAATAAATGTTTGAGATGATTGTGGTGGAACTGTTATTATTGCTGATCCACTAGACACGTTCATTATAATTGTTTTACCAACATCATTAGATGTTAAAGAATAAGAAGAAGTTTTTGTTGAGGCATCAATTGCTCCTGCTAAAGAATCAACATCGGAAGACAAAAGAATTAAGTCATCATTCACTAGTCTAACAGAGTTTGGAGTTGCTGCTTTTGTTGTTGATGTAGAACTTACAGAGTCTTCTAGTTGAACTTTACCTGCTATAGATGTACTTGCTGCCGAGATTAAGTCTGTTGCCGCTACCCATTTAACACCAGTTGTCTCTGAAGAGTCTGCTGCTAAAACTTGGTTATTCGTCCCTACTGCTTTTCTTGCAACGGTGTCTGCTCCAGTTGCTACAATCAAATCACCTTTTGCATCTACAATAGATGCTTGAATTCCAGCACTATTTGACAATGTATCTATTTGATCTTGTAAATCTATTAAATATCCAGCAATTGATTGTGCTGGAACATCTCCAACTGTTGCTGGCTCTGAGGCCTGTCCGTAGTGATAAAGTTTAAGGGCTGCCTTAATATCGGCACTATCCTCATATTGTGGGATTTGTGTTGTATAGATTGAGCCAATATTTTCAGACATAGTAAATCACCTCTTTTGAATTATACCACAATTGATATAAACAAATGTATGGTGACCTCTCCAGATAAATTTTGCCAGGTACCAGATGAGGACTCTACAGCATCAAAATTAATAACAAGTGTATCTCCGTCTCCAGTCAATGACGGTATTTGCATAGAAGACGCAATGGGGTTTGAATGTGCAATGCTATATCTAACAGCAAAGTTTGCTGCAGTTAAGCCAGTCAAAGAGGTTATATTTGTAATAGGAATGCTTGCTGTTGCAGTTCCTGATGTAAAGGTTGTTGTTCTAATCTCTGTATAAATTGTTGGAGATATCTTTAAAACTTCTACCCAAGTTTCTCCACCTGGCTGTAAAATATATTGATATAGATATCCATAGTTAGCGCCTGGAGATGCATTAATATATAAATCATTAAGTTTTGGGGTTTGTCCAATTGATATTAAATTGGGATTTCCCAAACCAACTAATACTTGACTTCCAGCATCGCCCTTTGGTCCAATATCAACTAATAAATCTACTACAGGGGGAGACCCTAAAACTGTAATGTCGTCATTGTTTAATAATACGTCTGGCATTATGCTCCAGTGACTTGTTCGGTAATTGTTATATTACCAGTCAAAAGTGTGTAAACAATATTTGAAGAGTTTGAAATTTGTACGTCGTAAACATATGTTGCCCCTGCGGGAATTGAAGATCCAGTTGTAGCGGATATAGTACATGTGATTAAATCATTTACAGTGTCTACGGATGTTGTTGCCGTATATTGTGTTGCTCCACTACCTCGTGCAGTTGCGATAGTAAAAGCACCAGTATATCCACTTAGGTCAAATGCGGAGCCGTCAGAGTTCTTTGGGCGAATAACAAATTGATATGTGTCGCCTTTATAATAGTTAAAATTGTAAGTACCTGGAAATGCCATAATTCCTCCTTGATTATTATACCACGCTAAGAAACAGAAATATGGATAGATTTTAAAATAACTTCTCCATCCATGTCTGTCATTATTTGAGGAACCACCCCATGTCTGATTTTATCCTCAGAATCCAGGTATATGTTTTGAGTAATGCTAAATTGATAGGTGTATTGATATTTTAACAATCCTACATATGAGACCACTGGCTCCTGATCTTCTGCAAAGTGTGATCTTAACCAAACTTCTGTACTATTGGAATAGGTATTTAGTAAAATGTTATAGGTTACAGAAACCTGTGTACCTACATTTAAATGTTTAAAATTAATCCTTTTAGATCCATAATTATAAAAACTTATATTATTTTCTGGCAAATATTTTTCGTTTGTTCCTGGCCCCTTGTTGGTCAAGTATATAGATGACCATCCGTTCTCTCCTCTTTCAATTCCAACTCTTACAGATGTAGGATTTTGCGAATCATAAACTGCCCATCCAACTTTTTGTCCGTATGTTGGTAAATAAGATAATCCATCTTTTCCTGGAAGCCCTCGTTCTCCTCTAGCGCCTTGTTCTCCTTGTTCCCCCTTAGCACCTGGCTCACCCTTTGGTCCTGGCTCTCCTGGCCTTCCTGTGGGTCCTGGAGGCCCCTGTGGACCTGGTATAGGAATAATTTCTGGAGATAATAAATTACTGGTTTCTTGTGTTTTTTTAACCTGCTTTATATAACTATTCTCACCTGGAAAACTCATATTTTTAGAAACAGACATATGCCCCTCCAGTTATTTTTTTATTTTTTGTACTTTTATATCCCCAGTTGATGTCGATACTTTTACTACATCTGGTAGATTATTTTTTTTGTTTGAAACTTTAATGATTGCCATTATAGACCGTTGCTCACGTTTCCAATAACAGATATAGTTCCTACTACAGGAGTCCAGATTGTATCGTTAGATAGTGTTACTCTTAAGTCAAAGTTTAATTCTGCTACCGTTCCAGAGTATAGAGTTCCCCAATTTGTGCTTATATCGGAAGGGATAGAAATCTCAACATATCCTTCTCCCTCTGTAACGATTAGTTCGTCGATGATATCTGTCTTTGGGTCGTAGGCGCTTGATAGGTAGGTCCAGTCGCTAGTATCGTAGTGTGTTACTTCGTCATTGTCCAAGAAATCAACACGTAGTGTAGAGGTGTCACCACGGACAACACTCCATTTAACGTTTACTGGATCAGAACCAAAAATCTCAGGGCCACAGGAAGTCATAATGAGATTATACCACGATATAAAAACTGATACCTAGATCGGTGGGTATGAGAGACTGACCTAGGTACCAGAACTTAAATTATATCATAATAGGACAAAACGGACATCTAATATTTAAAGTTATAAAATCGTTATAATCAGATTTACAATTTAGCATCAAGAAAACGAAACTTGGTGTATACTTTTATTATATATATTATATTAAAAGAATATACTATAGATTAGTTTTTAAGATATCTTATATATTATATATATTATATATAGGGAAAATTATTTATCGTTTTTAGCAATATGATCAATTAAAATCATATACATTTTATCAAGTTTAGCATTCATATCACGACGCATTTGGTCTGCTTCATTACTACGCATTTCTAATCTTGTAACCTGGTCCTTAAGACTTGATCCTGAATTCGGTTTAAGTTCGCTTTTAATTTCGTCGAAATAATGTTTGACGAGAAACTTGACTCCACCAGCAACTAATGTTACAATTGATAGAGTTGTTAGGATTAATCCAGTCCAGTCGAGTGCTGACATAATAGAGTAATTATAAAGGGAGTTTTTAAAAAATGAAATCGTCTATACGGGATACACTAGAATATTCTGACCAGTTAATTATTTCGCCAGACATGGATGGTTTTATGTCCGCAAAATTAATAAACAAATACAATGGATCCAAAGTCGTAGGCTCATATGATAAAAATATTTTATGTCTCGCCGACGGCATAGATCCAGAGAAATGTCTTTTCGTTGACTGCGACATGAATCGACAAGAATATGTTTCAATAGGAAACCACATGAGATTACTCTCTGACAATATGTCTGTTGAGTCGTTTAATCCGAATGTACACTTCGGCATAACGACATACACCGACAAGTTTCCTTATGCGACGTGTTATTTGATAACTTTCGCAACAGAGGTCTCAACATCCACAGAAGACAAACACCGCATGGCTTATGCCGATTCTACCTATAAGAATTTAATTAACTACGGCAGAAACATGCGAAACTGGTCTGATAGGATGTACCATCCAGAGGTAGAGAATATATTAAACCCATTATCCTCTGATGTCCAGGGAAGATTAGATATTGAGCAAAAATATCCAAACCAATCTTTTACCTCAAAGAGGTTTGGCAAAGAGAGATATATGCTTAAGTTAAATGAAGCCCTAGTAAACGAGGGTATTGAGCATTTGCCACTAACCAGCGGTAGAAAGTATCAATCAAGCAAAGTAGACAAAACCACAGTAGTACGATATAATAAAGATATAATCTCATATGCAGAGATATACGGTGGAGAGTATTCGGTTACATATGATCAAGAGATGGAGTGGGAATGAAGCATATATTTAATATAGCGATAGCGCTTATACTGTCTTTTGGTATATGGACGGTTATTGATAAGTATGGCAGACGTTAGATTCATAGATTTATTTGATCCTAATCAACCAAGATCAGATAAAGATTTGATCCAATACCGTTTGGAAATATGCAACTCCTGTGAATGGCTAGATAAGAGATTAACGAAATGTAGAAAGTGTGGATGTTTTATGAAGTTGAAGTCAACTCTTAAACAAGCAAAATGTCCTTTAGAGAAATGGTGAGAAATGGATAAAGAAAAAGTTATAAACATTATTGTAGAAACCATAGAAACAAATCTACGTAAGGATGCTCCTAAAGAGTTATCTGGTTCTGATTTAGAGAGATTTATTGAATTTGGTAGACCTGCTCTTATAGATACCGCTACAGAAATAGCAGATAAGATTTTAGCACTATAATGGAAAAACCAATCAATCTTTATATCTCTCCAGATATGACCCCAAGTGTTGGTGTTCTGGCTATGCTTTATCCAAACCCTACAAACCTCTATTCTGATTTACATAAAGACAAAGTTTCAATTCCTCAAGAGTTAGGATATATGTCATGTCCTGCTGTTAGAAATAAGTTTAGAAAAATATTAAGTTATCCATGTGGCATAGATGCTAAATACGAGTATGACTTTACCAATGGAAATAACTTTATTCAAAATACAGATGGAACTATCTTGCCTATTAGAAAGACTAGAGATAATGGGATGGCTCAAGGTTTGACACTTGATTTAAACTATGCCCAGATGTTCTTTGCTGATGAGTCTTTGAGTATTAACTTTACCCCGCCATATTTTCACAAACCACAATATCTAAATTATGGAAGTATCCTTCCTGGCATATTTGATGTTGGACAATGGTTTAGACCTTTTATCCTAGAAATGCAATTATGGTCAAATAAGGGTGAGGTTATCTTTAAGGCTGGAGAGCCATTGTTTTATGCAGAGTTAATGACAGAGCGAAAGGTTAATGTTCATCGATTTAAATATACAGATGAAATTAATACTATTGCACTTGCCTGTATCAGACATGCTGATATGTTTGGTTATGGCTCTACCCTTGCAACAAGATATAAGAGGTTTAGGGCTGCTGGACTCAGAGAGAAGTTATTGGCTGAGATTCAGAAAAATATTATTGAAGAGAATTATCTTAGTTTTTAGTATGGTCTGATTCAGACTTACAAGAACAACTGTCGCAGCAAAATTCTGAAAATATTTTTAATGCCAAACCATCGTTTTCTGGTTTATCGTTCCATATAGATGATTCAAGGTTATCAAGAAATGCCATGGTTGTATCCTCCTAAATAGACCACCACTGGTTAGTGTTATAGAAGTATCCAACTTTTTCTTTGTATTCCCGCATAAGTTGGTTCTGCTTTACCCAGTTAGTGACATGTGTGTCCAAACCACATTTAGGGCATGGACCTAGACCAAAATCTTTATAGACGTGTTCGCACATAATTCTATTATATACTAGATCTATGGAAGAAGATGAATTACCAGGATATAAGAAGACTCCCCCAGAGTGGTGTGATGATTGCGTATCTCCCCCTGGCTATCCGTGTCCAATTTGTGGCTGCACCCATAACTGCTGAAATCTGAAAAAATTTTTAAATTTCATTTTTACTAAAATCTGAATATTTTTACTAAATGTATGATGCATGATTTTGAAAAATAAATAGAGCGTAAATAGTGAGCACACTACTACGCCCTCTTACTTTTAATTAGGCAAGAACTTTTTTACCTTGTAGGTACCCGTCAATGCCTAGAATATCGCAAGTAATTTTTACTCTTTGATTTACTCCTAGATCATTTGGTAATTCAGCAACGAAGTTTTCAACCTGCTCTCTAGTTTGAAAGTAGATGTCCTTAGTAATTCCGCTCATTGCGGTTAGTCTTACTCTGATGTTATTTCTTATCATTCTTTATACCGTCTTTCTTTAGTAATCTAATTGCGTAAGCAATTCCAATAATACCAATCAGCACACCTGTGTTAATTGTAAAGTCAATACCGAGAAACTCACTATAAAAATAAGTTTCTCCATCTAAATAAAAAGCGAATTCCATTTTAGTTATTCTCCTTAATTGCTTGTCGTTGAGCAAAGTCTAGTATTGTTAATAATTGTTCCTCATTTAGAAACACTTGAGACGCACCCCATAGGGCAGCGTGATACATGTCTACACCATGTCTTTGTTTATATAGTTTGCCAATTTCATCAGCAATTACTTGTTTGTTAGTCATATTAGCGACCACCTTTCTTAACATATTCCATGGCTTGATCAAAGCCCATTGTTCTAATTAACTCATCAGCACGAACGAGAGTTATCTCAAATTCGTTTTCATAGTTATTAGCAAGGATACCCTCGCCATATTCAGCGACTAATTCGCTTGTTATATTGTTATAGTATTCGTTTATCATTTTTAGTTATCCTTTCTTAGATACTTTCTTATACCCTCTAGTCTAGCAGGGGGGTCTGACATTTTGGGGTCTTATTTGCTTAGGCTCACTGTGATTTATCTCACATTTATTTGCTAAGGCTCATACCCTAAACTTTCTATATTTAATTTATAGGAGAATACTATCACACAATACCCGAAAAGTCAACACGACACGCCGTGAATTACACGGATGTTATTAGTGTTTTATATCACACGGCGACACGCCGAAGAAAACTTGACAAACGCAAAAAAATGCGGGCAAACGACACGCCCGACCTCGTTGTTGACTATCCACAGGGGTTATCCACAGACACGCTCATACTGGTGAGTATACTGGTGAGTTATCCACAGGGGTAGTGTGATACGGATCACAAGAAAATCATCTCACATACTGGTCAGTAATACGCAAATTGTCAGTGGTAGGTGTTAGAATAAAGTTATTAGAAAGTGAGAAACTCTCACTAAGAAAGGAATTCAAAATGAATTCACTACAAAATAAAGTGTGTAAGCATACACCTAATCAAAATGCTATCTCTTATGTTAATGATCAGAGATTTACCTTCTGCGAGAATTGTGAGCAGAATATAACTTCTCACTATCGTGAAGATGAAGACTTCATGTCTTATTGGTCTTCATGGAAAGTAGGTAAGTAATATGTCTTACCTTATAGATCAAAACCAATTCTATGAAATTGGGGAGAGAGTGTTCTCTTGTTGTGATGAATTACAATTCAAATACTATTGTAAAAAACATAGTGAATTTATGGGTTGTCAATTCTGCGAATTTAATCCGTATGAAGATTGTGAGTGTGAATAAATGATAACTCTTAATTGTAAAAATTGTGAAACATCAGTTTCAAGTGTTGAATTTGAAATTGATGATGTAATCGTCTGCGTTAATTGCTGGGAGGCTTAAATGAAACAATTTGAATTTAATGTATTTGTAACCGTAAATGCGGAGGACTATGATTCCGCAATTGATATATTTGATACTCACCTAAAATTTGGAAAGTTGCGCCGAGATCATGTCTATGTCGCAGAGATTGAGGAGAAATAAATGAAAAACCTACAAGATAAATTAGATTTGGCTGCTAAAGAATTAGAGCCAATACTTTGGGAATTACTAAACGAAATTGAGGAAAACTAAAATGGAAAACATAACAAAACAATTTGAAAACGCAATTCAATTAGATCATTTGAATTTAGAACAACTAAAAGAATTAGAAAAACTTTTAGAAAAAATAAAATAAAATAAAAAAGTTTTGTAGAATTTATTTTCTACAAAATTTGCCAGCATTTTTGCTGGCGTGTCGCAATGTGGTTAAGATAACAAGAAATATTTCCCGAATTACGGCGTGTCGATTTGATTTTTAAGATAGTTTATGTTAGACTTACGGAGTAAGAAACTAAAGAAAGGTGGTTCATAATGGGCTACATTGAAGTATTTACTATCACTCCTGAAGGGGCTGAGTGGCTTGATCTCTCAGATATCCCCGCAGAAACTCTGCTAGACCTAGAAATAGGCTTATTCCAAGAAGGGGCTTTGTGAGATAAATCACAAGGCAACACCCCGCTTAGGTGCTTGAAAATGTCAGCCCTAAATGGTAAAGTTATCACTAACAAAATAAGAAAGGAAGTCAAAATGACTTACACTATAACACTAGAAACCTTTAATGGTTCTACTAAAAAAATCTCTGTTCCTTCTCGTGGAGCAGTTGCTCAATTCATTAACCAATATCCTCAGCAGTTGCCTGTTGGTATCTCTGTAAAGATGTCCTGCGACGCTCTTGGTATTCGTGGAACTCTTAGGGGGTCTGCTAAATGATAAACTCTGTTCAATCTATCCCCTGCGATATCTGCGGGGGTCATGGTTATATATTCTACGGTGATGAAAACGACTACGGCGTGGAAACTTGCCAATGCGTTGACAATCCTGTAAACTTATTCACAACTCCAGAAAACAACTAAGAAAGGTAAACTATAAAATGAAAACATGTGCAACAATGAACTGCGAAGAAACTAACATAGTCTATTCAGGAATAGATGCTATGATGTTAGGCGGTATCCCTACTGAAACATATTGCTATCGCTGTGCGACTGCTTATGTAATGATTTCAAACGCTATTGAAAACAAGGTGAACGCATAATGATGACTAGAAAAGACTATATCGCAACTGCTAAAATTCTAAATCAATTCAAAGGTGAAATTAACCAAACCACTTTTGAAGATTTAGTATATGAGTTTTCAGAGTTCTTTTATTCTGATAACGAAAGATTTGACGGAGTTAAATTTGAACAAGCATGCATGAAAGAATATGAGGTGGCTTAATGTATTTAGATAATTACACATTAGCAGCAATCGTTATTGCACTTAGCGGATCAATTTTAGTTATTGGTTTATTTGTAAATAATACTTTTAAACTACATAAAGAAATTACACGCTTACAAGTTGCATTGCGAACTGAACGCCGTAAAAATAAATAAATAAAATTCCTGAGCAAGAATAAAAACTGCTCCACACTAAAAAATGCGGGCAATTTTTTTGCAGGCGTGTCGTCCACAGGCTGTGGATAACTTTATGGGAATGTGTTTAAGATCACAGAATTACGTTCATGTAATTTACGGCGTGTCGCTTGAAAATGTCAGTGATGTCTGATAAGATTACTAGTAATAAAGATCAAGAAAGGAAGTGGCTAATTATGGCTAACTTATATACAAAAGAAACTTTACTATTAGGTAAAGTGTATCGCTCAAAAACTATGGAAGGAAAAATTGTTGGTGTTAAAAAACATTCAGCATGGTTTGGCATGAACGCTCAGGCTTACTTAGTTAAAATTGACAACCCTAAGTCTCTCCGTTATGCTTATCGTGTGGTAGCAGTAGGGGAGGACGAATAATGTCTAGATTTGATAATTATGGATTTGACCGCTATGACGATTTCGATGATGAAAGAGTCAGCGTGTCAGATTGCTATTGTAAGTTAATGGTGCTATGCTCGTATTGTGCGAAAGGATATAACTAATGGAATATAACTACTCTCTAACTACTTCCTATGATGGAAAATTGAGGCATACCCTGCGAACAGCAGATATGCTTGAAGCAGTTGACGCTTGGAATAGATGTGTTGACTACGGGTTTGCTAATGAATACGCAACCTATAACTTGTCAGACCCTACGGGTAAAATGTATACTAAAACTTTCTATCGTAATGGAGAGGTGGTAATTAAATAATGGGATCAGTAACAGCACTAGGTATTCAAGACAGCGTACTTGACCTAGAAACTCAATTACTTTATCACTTGCGTGGTAATCACTATCCGCCAGTTCCAAAAGAAATGGTTAAGCCTTGTATTGAGGCTATTGACGCTTACTATGATGAGGACTACTCACGCATGATTGATATGCCAATGGTTGGTGATTTCCAGGTATTGTGGAAGGGCATGAAGCAAGCACCTGCCTCTGCTATTGTAGAACAGCATCACTTAGATTTTTGGATACCTCACTATGCTGATTGTGATTGTAGCGATTGCATAGTTGATATTGGTGTTGATTCAGGATACCTAGAATAAAATGGGTGCTACAATGTTTAACATGGAATTCATCAAAGTAGATGTATTAAATGTTGATCAATTAGAAATTGGCGATCTCATACAAATTGACGATGATATTGTTCAAGTGTGTGAGGTCGTTCCATTAAATAATGGTTATGCAATTACTTACTCAAATGATTTTGGTGAAAAAGATTTAATTGAAGTTGATGATTACGCTCAATTTGATTTATATATTGTAGATTAAAAACGCCCGCAAAAATTTGCTGGCCCATGTCCGTTTTGTCCTAATTAAGAAGACTTGATATTTTTCCCGATTTCTGCTAATATTATTACATGACACTAAAAAAGAGCCCTGAAGAATTAAGACGACTAATGGAGTTACGACGCTCCAACGCTGCTTCAGCCGTGCCATCTAAATTACAATACAAAAGAACTAGACAAAGCACTAGAAAAATGTTAGAATTAAAAGACGAGTAGAAAGAAAATAAAATGGCCCTCATAAGAAGTAAAGATAGGAAAGTAACTAATGCAGTCTCACCAAATGGAAAAACCCCAACCATCGCCAACACTTTTGGATTGCCTAGTGGAAAACAATATTCATGCCCTGGTGCCACTAGTGTTTGTGAGAGTGTTTGCTACGCAGGAAAATTAGAAAAGATTTACAAAGGTGTACGTAATGTACTCTTAAGCAATTGGGAACAATTAAAAGACGCTGATCATGATCGCATGTTTAGTTTAATTAATGAAATGATTATTGATTTTAAAAAAGATTGTGATAAGCGCAATGCTGAGAAACTATTCCGCATTCACTGGGATGGAGATTTCTTTAATGATACTTACGCCATCGCTTGGAAGGATGTAATCAATACTCATCCTGATATTCAATTCTGGGTATATACACGAGTAAAGTCTGCAGCCCTTATCCTTAACGGTATTGATAATTTATCTTTATACTATTCCGCCGATAGTGCTAATATCAAAGAGGCAGTGGATCTTAAATTAAATAATGGAATTCGCATGGCATACCTTGCAAAGAATTTTGCTACTGGTCAAGCACATATGAAAGAAATGATTGGTAAAGTGGGAGCCAAATGTCCTGAGAATAAAAAGGCTATTCCCTTAATCTCTACCGCTGGAAGTGCGTGTGTGTCTTGTGGCTTGTGTGTTCACAATAAGTCTGATATAGTGTTTAGTTCATCTAAAAAATAGGAGGGTATAAGTGGAGTTATTATTAGGACTAGTAGTTATTATAGCGCTATACCTAGTATTCGCAGGGCTAGGACACTAATGTCCGAAATGTCCGATTTGTCTTGTGAGATAAATCACATCTCAAAATATGAGAAATGTTAAAAATAACTTGTATTTTTGGGATAAAAATGTTAGACTTAGATAGTAAGCAAAACAAACAAAGGAGAAACAAATGGCAGTATCAAACGCAACATACAAAGTAGGCGACCTCTACACATCACAGAAGTCAAAGATCACAGGAACAATTACTGAGATCAAACCAAACACAGACGGAACAAGCGTTCGTGTAAAACTTGATGTTAATGGAACACCACGCTGGACAACTTGGACAGCAAAGTAATTACCAAATAGGTAAAAGTCCTGAGCATGACTACTAAAACTGCTCAACTTAAAACCCCCAACTAACAGAAAAGGAAACGACCCAATGGCTAGACAAAAAGCAATTAGCGTGAAAATCGCTACACCTAAAGTTATCAAGGCTTTAGAAGCAAAGTTAGTAGAAATTGAAACTAACTACAAAAAGCAAGACGAAAACGAAGCAAAGTATCAAAAGGCTTTCGCTAAGTGGCAAAAGGAAGTTGTTAAGTTTGCTCTTGATAATGTATCAAAAGCAGAAAACACACGCACAAACTATCGCTCATGGAACTCCATGCTTAATGTTGATTTTGATATTAAATGTGATGAGAAGGATTTTCCTAAAATGCCTGAGCGTGATTTTGAAACCTTACATGTTCACTCTTACAAATCTACTAAAGAGGAAATTGAGAACGCTATCCGTATTCTGAAAATGACAGATGAGGAAGTAGTTAGCACTAGCACCTACAACGCTATTGCTCAATATCTCTAATTAGATAATAATTGAGGGGTAGGTTGCTTGACTTACCCCCCAAAATCTAGTAAAATAAATATAAGACCCAAACAAAAGAAAAGGAAAAGACAAATGACACTAGGCGGATACACTTACCAACTTGGTGATTTATTCACTACAAGCAAAACAGGTATCACAGGTAGAATTGTAAAGTTCTCACCTATCAACTCTAAACTAACTAGAGTATCGCTACAACTAGCAAATGGCTCACGCCGTTTAGCAATGGTATCAACAACTAAATAAATAAACTGGGGGTATATAAATTACCCCCACTAACAAAAGAAAGTAGGCCCCTAATGGAGCAAACAGTAATTAATGCAACTAATGACTACTTACAGTCACAGATTGCAATCAAGGATGAACGCATTCAATCACTAGAGCAGCATGTGCAAAAAGTTACACAACGTGACTATGCAACCGCTGCAGCATTATCTTCACTACGTGATCAAATGCATGGCTGGACAGTTAATGAATTAGAGAATTCAGATATCACACAGCCACAAGCAGAGGCCATTGCAGAGATCTGCGGATTCGAATTAGCAAAAGAAGTTGAAGTTCTCGTGACCGTCGAATATTCGATGACACTGAATGTGCCTGCTGGTGAAGAGGTAGAAGATATCATTCATGATATTGACTTCGAAGCAATTTCATATGACACTGATAAGATAACTTATATATCTAGTTCAATTAATGGAGTTGAATTTTAGTAGGGGGCTACTAAAAAACGGACCTGAGCACGTCCATTTAAACTGCTCCACAAAAAATTGCCCGCACATTTTTTTTATTTTGTCAAGCCCAACACGCTTTAAGATGGATGTGATTTTACCCACAATGTCCGATTTGTACATGTTTACATATCCTGAGTTGCATTTGTCAGTCTATCCTGCTAAACTTAGAGTAATCAAAAAAGAAAGGTAATAAAAATATGGCTCATGAGTTAGAAACTCAAAACGGCGCAGTAAGTTTTGCGTCATTTCGTGAACCTGCGTGGCATGGTCTTGGTACTGTGTTTACTGAGGAAAAAACAACTAGCGAAATGCTAGAAACTGCTAACCTTAATGGTTGGAATGTTCGCTTAGAGGAATTAGAAATTCCATCTGCATTAACAAGCGATAAGGCTTATCAATATGTAGTGCGTACAAATCCTACTGACAAAACACAAACTGATGTTTTGGGAATTGTTGGTGAACGCTATGTTCCATTGCAAAATGAAGATTTATTCTCATTTGGTGATAACATTCTTGATGGTGGTGGTCGTTGGGAGACTGCTGGATCAATTCGTGGTGGTCGTGTAGTATTTGGCTCACTAGCATTAGAGCGTGAAACTGTGCTTGATCCTAGTGGCGTGGCTGATAAGGTTAAAACTTATTTGCTTATCAATACATCACACGATGGCTCTGTTGCAATTCAAGCAAGCATAACACCTGTTCGTGTTGTGTGTGCTAATACTCTTAACCTTGCATTAGGTCGTACACGCAAGCGTGATGGCGTAAAGCAATCATTCAAAATTCGTCATACGCAAACTGCAAATGGAAAAGTTGCAATTGCTCGTCAAGCACTAGGTCTTGCTAACTCTTACATGGACGAATTCGACAAGATGGCTCATGCTATGATTAGCAAAGAGGTATCTGCTAAACAATTTAACGAAATTATTTTGGCTGCTTATCCAAAGCCTGATAAGGACGCTAAAGGTTCATTCAAGAAGTGGGAAAATAAAGTTGATTTAATCAATGATATTTACACTGGTGAATTTAACGGAATGATCGCTGGTAATGCTTGGGGTGCGTTCAATGCATTAACTGAGCGTTTAGACTGGTATCGTTCTGCTCGTGGTGCTAATAACGAAAGTTTGTTAGCGTCTGCAAGTGGTTTTGATCCTGCAATTAACGCAGAAAAAAATCGTTTGCTAAAAGTTGTGCAAAATGTAATGCAGTTAGCATAACAAAAAAAATCCTGAGCAAGATTTAAAACTGCTCACCTTAATGGTTCGGTAGATCAATTGGTTAGATCGCTACCCTGTCACGGTAGAGGTTGCGGGTTCAAGTCCCGTCCGAATCGCAAAAATTTGCCAGCACAACCATGATATTTTGTCAAACCCCTTATTACGTTACGATGATATTTTTCCCATTCCTGCATTAAGAATACTTGATTTATTTCCCAGTTTGATGTAGAATAAATATATGACCAAAACGACCTATAAACCATATACCATAGATGAACTCGTAACAATGATTTATGAGGAAAATCTAGAACACTTTGAATTTATAGAATATATGAATTCAGGCGATTGCGATTGCTACCTACATACCACATTAAATACCATTGTCAAGTATTGGGGGGAATAATGTTTGGATATACATTAGATAATGCTATTCAAATAGAGAATGCTATTGCCTCTGCCCTAACTACCGTTGAATATAATAACGATCCCTTTATGTTTGATGGTTTGTATATGGCAAAAGAAATAGTACAAGGATTGATTGAATCGGGATATTTTAAATAATGCATTACTGGACTTGTTCTGATGTGCCTGGAGTATTCAACTGTCAGTGCGGTAGTGTAGGATATTATAATAAAGAGACCCAAGAGATAGAGGAATAATGACCAAGATAGATTATGAAATCCAATTTATTAAGGAGGAACTTGCAGATAGCACGTTTCCTGAATTAAATAGAGATTACCTACAAACTTGGCTACTTGCTTTGGAGTGGGCTAAAGATAACTGGGGTGTTTATGTGGATTAAGTATTCTTATGTATGTACTGATTGTGATGCATTGATTGAGATCACTACCGAGCAAAGATACACAGTTTATGATGGACAATGTCCTTGTGGTGCCAGGGCACTAGTAAGGGTAGCCGTTGAGGATGGACGTGTCAAGGAAAAGAATGTGAAGAAGATCACACTCCCATAACTTGCCATTGTCAGCCCCAAACACTATAATTGTATTAAGAACCTAATAGAAAGAGACCCAAAATGCATACATTACATTACTGGCTAGTAGAAGCAGAAGATAGAGAAGATTCACGAGCCATTGTTACTAATACATTAATTAGTGAGGAAGGCGACAAGTTTGTTGAATGGTCAGACTGGCATGTAGTTGGTGGTGGCCGTTGGTCTGATTCACAGTATGAAGATTCATCTGATATGATCGTATCATATAGTGAACAACCTGAGAAGTTTAAAGAAGTACTTGAGGGTTGTAAAAAAGCAAGGGTAAAAGAAATGCAAGACCTTATGTCCCAAATTAACACTGATAAGTTTACCAGTGATATGGTAGATTACATATCAAACAATGCTTCATTAACTGATAGATTACAAATGAATAACTGGTATATAAAGAAGGCTAGTGACTTGATGTCTGAGAGTTATAGTCCTAATAGTTATTTTTATGACCTCGTTGGGTATACCGCCAATATGGAATATATCCAAGAGCATATTGACAAGAAGAACCCTGAAATGCTATTCTTAGTACCTATTGACTTTCACTACTAGGAGACCCGTGTTTAAAGAAATATCAGAAGATGAGTGGTTTGAGAAATATAAACCAATTCAAAACCATATAGTAGGCAATGCCTCATTTGATGGCTGTATGTTTGAAACATATGGTGATGAAGAGGTATTTGTAAAAGCACAAGATCCACATTATATTTGGACATATGGGGATGGCGATAATGGAGGAACCTTTATTTGGAGTGGCTATCATATAGTTAATAGGATTGGCTATTTCATTACTGAGGTACCGTTTGAAAATGACGATGAGATTCAAATCACAATAGAGACCTACGAAGAACAAGGAGAAGAATAAATGGCAAGATGGGAAGTAGAAGTCATATTTGAACCAACAGGTGATTTTATGAGTTTTGAATATGAGACTGACAATGAGGATGAAGAGTCTATCTTTAATGAGATTAGCAATCAATTGTCAATCGTACCAGTACTAGTAGAAAAGAACGAAGAGGAATAGTCTAGGACTTGACAAGCGGTATAGCAAAATGCTATCCTTAGTAGTGATAGACCCTAACATATAAGGAGAAAAATGACACCAGATATAGATAACCCAGTAAGAATTGGCATGATAGCAATAGATAGCGGACAGGCTATTATTGGCGATCCAGCCTACCTCTCAGAGTGGGAGTTGTGGGATAGTAATAATGAGGAGTTTGACTTCTCAGATGAACAGATCGGTAAGTATTCCTATCTTGGAGCAAGTGCCACTACACTTAAAAACCAGTATGGCGAATTAGGCTTTGGTAAAGCAGTTGCCTTTAACACAGGTGATGGCGATGGCGTTTACCCAGTTTACGCTATTCTTGATCAAGAAACAGGCAAGGTTGCTCAGATTATTGTTGACTTCATGCCTTCATTAGATGATGACTATGATGGTACTGAGGGTGCTATTGTAGGTGAGGAATAACATGGGAGCCCGTATTAATTACGTCTTCAAGGATGGCACAGATACTAGCGTGGTCCTATACAGCCACTGGGGCCAATACGAATGGCAGACTGACATTGCAAATGCATTACAGCATGCTAAGCCACGATGGGGAGACTCAGCATATGGCACACGCATGATGATTAGTCATCTTATTAAAGACAGCATCATGGATGAAACAGGGTTTGGTATCTATTCAGTTCATGGTGATGACTACGACTTAGGGGACCAGACCGTCGTTATTGATTTCACTAATAAGACTGTAGAAGATAATGTGTCCGTGTCTTGGGATAATTTTATTTTAGCCTACGGCAGCAGCCTTGTCAGTGCATAATATTAGCAGGGATGTATGTCGCCTGCAGCATATGGGTATGAGGAAGGGTCACCTCTAATCCCACAGGGACGTTGGTAACTTTTCCTACTTGCGTCCCTACATCTTTTTTGATACAATGTTTAGTGAGGAGTGTTATGTATCGCATTAGTAGAGCAGTTCATACAACCAAAGAAGAAAAAACGGCAGTAGCGATTGGTAAGTTGTTATCCGACTTTCATCTTGACTTAGAGAAGGTTGGTTATTACTTACACAAAGCCACACCTTACTTGGTTTATCGCAGAGCATTGGAAGTATTAGAAAGCGCACAGTTCCAATCAAACACATCAGCGCAGAATGAAGTGGGGTATAGAAATGACAGAATTTACTAACAAGGTAAAGATCCTTGCAGACCTATGGATCAACTACAGAGATGACGAAGAGTTTGTAGACTTCTGCGACTACAATGATTTAGGTTTGCCATTAGCATATCTAGTAGATAATGAATTGGCTACTGCATCTGATTTAGGTAACAAGTATATTGATGAAACATTTAATTTGTTACTTACTGCATTAGAGATTCCTGAAGATACAGGGTTTGAAAGTTTGGATGATATTTTTGCTCTGAAGGGCATGTAATAAATATCCGCCCCTGCGGGGCTGAAAGTTGCCAGCAAACCTTATATCAAATTGTCAAACCACCATTACGAAAGATATATATTTTTCCCCAAACCAGGTATTACGAAGAACTATAAAAAATCCTGGATTATATATCAAACCACCATATTTGTCAAACCTTTATATCCCTATATCAAACCAATGTTATAATATCTATATGACTCCTCATAACTATAATGCAAAGTTTAATGGAAGTAATTCTGGTTTGGTAAGAGATCAATATGAGTATTACTCTATGTTTAATGGTAGTACTGCTAAGAAGACTGTCTCTTTTATCCCCCGCTTTTTTGCACGGGTCAAGGGGATGTTTAATAAAACAAATAGACATTACGAAGGGGCTCAAAAAACCCCTGAACTTTTATTCAAGCCCTCAGAAACCTGGCGGGATACAGGAACACTCTAATCCCCCTAGTAGTATATATACCAAACCACTATATTCTGATAGCAAATTCTTTTTAAAACTTTTTAATTCTTTTTGAAATCTTTTTAAAACTTTATCAAACCTTTTAATTAATTTATTACGAAATTTGCAGAAAAATCCTGGAAATTGTCATAGTGTTTTGGTACAAAACATACTTGACAAACACTGTGGTTTGATATATAATGCCAAACCATATATGGTGGATATGGGGTTTGACAAATTTGGATATGTGTGATAGGGGGTTTGAGACATTACGAAGCCCTTTAAAAATGCGCCCCATCACCCACTATCCTCCACTTTACTCCACTTATACCCTATCTAGAAATATCATCAGTAAGATATTTAATCATTATCAAACCCCATAAACGGTATCAAATTAGGGTTTTAAGGGGTATTTCAGAGGGTATCAAACCAGGGTATATGAAGTATCCCTATCCCTTTATAGCCTTATTGACCATACGTATGAGAGTCTTCTTGCGTATCTTTCGTGCATTAAATGTCTCCGTATATCCACTTTGAGGCATATCCGACTTATCCAGAAAAACCCCATATCTTCCCCTTAGTGTATTTACTACTAGTGATTCGACTCTCTTGGCTTCCCCCCGATTTTTGAAATACCAATATGCAACAAGTTTCCAGCCTTTGGTCCTATGTTGGCGAAACCTTCTACCTGCTATATCCCCAATACCTACCTTGATGGCATCAAACCCTTCATGATAGATAATATATAGAATACACATGTTGACATTATATATGGGGTTTGATATGATAGATACATGAATATGACAAACGAAGAAATACAGCAAAAATCTCATTTATTAATTGCCCTTAGTCTTGGCATAAATCACAATCCAGCAGCCAAGCAATGGGAAATTCTTGATGCTATCCAAAAGATTACATCAGAACTGCTTCAATCAATAGAAAACTAATTGATACATGCAGACCTTTATGCCCTTTGATAACTATCAGGATACGGCAGATATTTTGGATAACAAACGCCTTAACAAACAGATATTAGAGGGCTATCAGATTTTGAAGATTTTATCTGGTGCCTCAGAGACTGGTGCTTGGCGTAACCATCCAGCAGTGCTTATGTGGAAACGATCAGAACATCACCTATCAAATTATATAGATACTCTTGTTGTTGAGGCAAACCATAGAGGCATTCGGACAGAGAAAAATGTGTCAAACCTTAATATGTTGAAAGAGGGGTTTGGCGATAGATGGGGAAATACAACTCCTTTTTGGGTTAGCGATCTAGACAAATTATCTCGTGTTACCAATAGCCATAAGGCTAATCTCTATAGGAAAGATCCTATCTACTATGCAGAGTTTAAATCCAATACCGCCAATCCTTGCTGTGAGAAGTGTTTATATTATTGGCCTACACATGTTAATTAATGATCCTGTCAAACTTAAAGAGCATAAGGCTTTATGGCATCAACGCAATAAAGAACGTAGACTTGCTGCCATCAAGGTTCGTAGAAGCAAGAAGCGTCAATATGTTCACGACCTTAAAGAAAATGTTGCCTGCCTGGATTGTGGCATAGAGTATCCTCCCCATATTTATGATTTTGATCATCTACCTCAATTTGAAAAATCTTTTCCACTTAGTAGTACTGGAATGAGAGATAAGAGTTTAGATCAAATTATTGCAGAGGTAGCAAAATGTGAATTGGTCTGCGCTAATTGCCATAGACATAGAACCTATATGAGATCTATATCATGAATAAAAATATTAACTGGGATGAGCCTATCAATCAAAAAATCTTACAAGATTGCCACAGATGTAATGATTTTATTATAACTGACCAAAAGGATGAATTAACTTTATTTATGTTAGATCATTATGGTGAAAATAGCATTAGGAAATGTACGGCTACATAGGGTAAAGATACCGATAGTGAGTCGTAAGACTCATGGGATGGTTTGTATACTCTATTCGTCGCCGAACTTTAAAATCTATTTTTTCGCTTGACTTTAAGCCATAAAGTGGCTATACTGTATATATGCTAAAAGTACTGTGTTTTGATTGTGGTGAGATTTTTGAGGTATCAGTTAATACCGCCAACCCAACGAGACAATGTCCTAAGTGTAAGGATAAACAATGAAAGAGCCTAAGATATATCAGATGGACTGGAGAGCATTAGGCTATGTGCCAGTTTACAAAGATGGAAAGTTGATTTGGGTAAAAGAATGAGATATGACTTCTTTGCCGAAGAATGGTCAGGAAAATGTGGGGCCTGTAATATGGAACTATTTGCTCCAACTAAAGGCGCATATTTAGTTAATCGTTCATTACACACACATTCAAATAAATGTTTAGGGGGATGGTAATGCTTTGTAGATATAAAAGAGAAGGCAAGGTTTCAGGTCACTGGTGTAACGAGTGTCCTCCGCTAGATGAGTATGCTAAGATTGAAAGAAAAGAACACGAGGCCTTTCTAAAGGCAAACAGAGAAAGGTCAAAGCGTGGAAACTCAAAAGTATCCTAACTGGTTCCAACTGGACGCAGTTTACTATTTTGCATTGATGATGAGAAGGTTTAGAAACAGAGAAAACCTAAACTTCTTACAAATTGGAACTTATACAGGTGATTGCTCTAAGTGGCTATTAGATAACGTATTGACTAATCAAACCTCAACCCTAACTGATGTTGATACATGGCAGGGATCTGATGAGGCTGTACACAAAGAGATGGACTTCTCTGATGTAGAGTCTGTTTATGATGAGAAGGTGTCTGCATACGGTAATGTTATTAAGTATAAGGGTACTTCGGAATCATTCCTATCTACCGCCGAAGAAAACTACTTTGACTTTATTTATATTGATGGAGACCATACTGCTGACGCAGTTTACAAAGATGCATCTTTATCCTTTAGAACATTAAAGACTGGTGGACTTATGGCTTTTGATGATTATCTTTGGAGACATGACTCAAAGGATCCACAATTAGAGCCTAGAATGGGTGTAGATAAATTCTTACAGGAGTATTCAGATAAAATAATAATTCATATTGTGCTTGGCCAAGTATGGCTAACAAAGAGGAAAGACTAATATGGAAAATATAAAAACTCTTGATGATTTAACTGAAGATCAAAAACGTGATGTTATGAACTTGGTTATTCTAACAGTCAAAGAAATTAGAGAACAGATTGCGATGGATATTGAGGCGACAATTCCTTTATGGAAGTCTAAAGGTTTACTAAAGAGTCGTAGAACTGAAAAGGCTTTTAGGATTTCTGCTGCAATGGCAAGAGGTCAGCATGAAAAAATATAGGCAGTATAATTAAACATGCTTAATTTTGAAAAACATATTCAAACTAGAAATCCAGTATTACGATCAATAGGAAATATCTCTGGATCTATCTCAACTTATTTTTTAATGAAAGAGATTCGTGCTGAGGACAAAGACAATAGCCTAAAAGCAAGAGTATTTGCCAAACTATTTTTAATATTTGAAAAACCTCAAAAACGTTGGGGCACATACTATACATCTCAAAAATTAGCAGTCAGAGGTAGACAAGAATGGACTGTCCCTAGGTCTTATAAGAATACAGGAGTAGAATAAAAATATGTCAATTATTGTAGATATAGACGATACTTTATTACGTAATGGTGTTTATCCTATTAGACGTACTATTGACTACATAGAGTCTCTTCCTGGATCTAAGATTATTGTTACAGGTCGTCCTGAATCTACCCGCCAAAAAACGGTAGAGGCATTACGTAATGCTGGTATTAAGTATTCTAGATTAATTATGAATCCATATAGCACAAGAGAGTCTAATAAGCATAAGGCTGAGGTTGCTCAAAGACTGAAAGGCGTAACACTAGCAATAGACGACAATCCTAATGCTCGTGCTGCATATGCTAAGGCTGGTATTCCAACAAAAGATCCATCATCATTGCCAGATCCTAAGAAGTTCTGGAATATTGAATATAAAACTAAATAAACTGATATAATTTTGGTATGGCATCACATTCAATAATAACCTTGAGTACTTCTGAGGCAGTTCGATTAACACCAGTTGGAATTCATTCTGGATTAGACCTTACAATTCAAAACATTAATTCAGATGGGTATGTTTATATTGGTGCAAGTGAAGACTTATCATCTACTAATTATGGATATAGAATATCACCCAACAATGCATTAGCATTTGAACTTCCTGGAGCAGATTCTATTTACGCTATAGGATCTACTGCTGGATTACAAATTGCTGTAATGAAAACTAATCTTGAGTCTGGTGCGTAATGGCAAGATTTACAAGTCCTGATGCTAATGGTTTACCAGGACCTACTGGACCAACTGGTCCTGCTGGTGAAGATGGTGTTGGCGTTCCACCTGGTGGAAATCCTGGAGAAATTCTTGCAAAAATTGACGGTACAGATTACAACACTGAATGGATTGAAAACTTTACAAGCGTTGTAAAACATGAAGTAAAGGCTGGAGTTGCCTTAACTAAAGGACAAGCAGTTTATGTAACTGCATCTACTGGAAATGATGGAACCAACATGATAGTTGGCAAGGCATCAAATGCTACTGAAGCAACTTCTAGTAAGACTATGGGTTTGATAGATTCTACACTAGCAATAAATGATTTTGGATATGTAATTACAGAAGGACTTCTTGGTGGATTAAATACAAACGGTGCAAATGCAGGAGATCCAGTATGGTTAGGTGTGGATGGAAACCTTATTTATGGATTAGCCAATAAGCCATCTGCTCCAGCACACTTAGTTTTTATAGGAATTGTAACTCGTAAAAATCAAAATAATGGCGAAATTTTTGTCAAACCTCAAAACGGTTTTGAATTAAACGAACTTCATACAGTAGCACTTGAATCAAATGGTTCTATAGCAGATAATGAAGTTCTTGCTTACGATACCGCTTCAGGATTATGGAAAAACCAAACAGCATCAGAGGCTGGAGTTGCAACAGAGTCATATGTTGATACTGCTATTTCAGATTTAATTGGAACAGACCTTTCTATTGCTGGAAAACTTAGCATCACCCCTTCTTCAGGAGATGAGGGCGGAGAAATATTTTTAAATAAAGCAGTAACCAATACAAGCATTAATGGTGGCGTAACAATAGATGTATACAGAGATCGATTAAGAATTTTTGAACAAGGTGGCGATGTAAGAGGAGCATATCTTGATATAACAAAGTTACCTACGGGCGTTTCTGGCGAACTATTATTTAAATCCAGTGGATTTGTTAATGCTGGTGTTGACGTAACATTGGGTAATTTAAGAGCAAGACTTTCAGCATCTGGTAATCGTAATCTACAATTATCTACAGTTACAGGTACCTATAGTGTTTATGGTAGCGATGTTCATTCACAAGGTGGTGTTTCTGGTTCAACAATTCCAGAAGGAAGTGCGGTTACAATTACAACAACACCAACATCTATTATCCCTGGTTATAACTTTACAACTGCTGGAGCCACCGAAACACTTCTTCTGAGAGATGTTAGCAGCACTATTGCTTGGAGAATAACCATGATTATTGGTGGAAGTTATAATAATAATTTCATTAGCATTGAAAGATTATAATATAAATCTTGACAATCTAAATACCCCCTGATATACTGATATATATGTGTGCGGATGTTGCATAATGGTAGTGCTTCTGCCTTCCAAGCAGACAGTGAGAGTTCGATTCTCTTCATCCGCTCCAGGTCCCCATCGTCTAGTGGCCTAGGACGTCGCCCTTTCACGGCGTTAACACGGGTTCAAATCCCGTTGGGGACGCAAATAGTTTGACTTATCAAGAAGGGTGCTGTAGAATGGGTTATATGATTCAACGCATTGTTTTATCAATAATGATTATTGGATTAGCCGCATTTTACTTTTTTGGACTGTAACTCAGTTGGCAGAGTGTGGAACTGTTAATTCCAAAGTCGTAGGTTCGAGCCCTACCAGTCCAGCAAAACTACATAAGCAGCGATAGCACAATTGGTTAGTGCCCCAAACTCATAATTTGGTCTGTCTCAGTTCAAGTCTGAGTCGCTGTACTGAACCTCTGTAACTCAGTGGATAGAGTAGCGGACTTCTAATCCGTTTGTCGTTGGTTCAAATCCAATCAGAGGTGCGATTTAATACTGTTTAAAACTTTTTGAGCACTACCATTACTATCATATGATGTTATTAACTCATACTCATTATTTAAAGACTTACATATATATCTAAATATTTCATCGTCCTTATAGTTACTTGTTCTTAATTCAGTTAATTTACAGTCATCTGGTGCAAATAATATATTGACTAGTCCAGTACCAGAAATACCAACAATATGCTTTGCATTTTTGTATAGTTCTACTTGTTGAGTAAAGTTTAATTTTTCATTATATACAATTTGATATCCTCTTCTAGCATAATATTTTTCAATTTTTTCTTCGTCATGTATAAATCTAGGATTATTATTTATTGAGTACCTTCTTGAGATATATATATTTTTTCTAGGTGAACCATTTTTTCTAAAATATTTTCTAAGTAGTTTACTAGTTATTGAATATCCATCAAGATGTATTAAATAATCCATATTGGTAGTTATTAGTTTAGGAAATGTTATAGTTTTATATCCATACAAAGGAGTTACAACTTTATTTAATCTAATACCGATTGTTTTAAACGGGTCATCTAAAAATTTATGTGTATAGAAGTATTTTTCATCTGGGTAATCTTTGCTTAAAACTCCAACTACCGTAGTAAACTCAATGCCCTTTTCTTTTAAAAATAAAATCCTTCCTATATTTTCAAACAAAAAATGCAAATAGTTGTTATTACAATAAAAGAAAAGAACTGGAAGTCCTTTAGGACAAACTATCTCTTTATTTTCTTTTTCTGTTCCATATCCAGCAATAGTTAAATTTTCTAATAAATAAAATTCTGGCTCTAGGTTAAAAACTTTGTTTATCTCATCACCTGTGTAGTGTCCTCTTAAATAGTTTATATATCTATCTGATGATCCTATATTTAATTTGGTTACTGTTGGATAGTTTAAGATTTTGTAACGATCAATCCCTATTGTTCCAGTTTTTAAGTTCAAAATAACTCCTATTCTTATTATGCTATACTATTATTATACAGGATGGAATAAAGTGAAAAATAGAGCATTTATTTTTGATTTAGATGGTGTGCTAATTGATAGCAAAGAAGTACACTATTTATCCTTAAACAAAGCATTAAGTGATATTAATGAAAAATATATCATTAGTTTAGAAGATCAGAAGGGTACTTTTGAGGGATTAAGTACAAATCAAAAACTAAGATTATTGACTGACACAAGGGGACTACCTGAATACTTACATGACCATATATGGAAAACTAAACAAGCAAACTCAATAGATTTTTTTAATTCAATAGGCCAAGACTATGAACTGATTAATATTTTTAAAGAGATTAAAAAGAATAATATTAGGATAGGTGTTGCAAGCAATAGCATTAAAAAAACATTAGAGACATGTTTAATTTCTTTAGGACTTTATGATCTAGTAGATTTTTATATTAGTAATGAAGACGTTAAAAATCCAAAGCCAGATTCAGAGATGTATGATGTATGTATAAGTGAACTAAACTCTGACCCACAAAATACAACTATATTTGAAGATAGTTATGTTGGTAGAACTGCTGCAGTTTTATCTGGTGCCAGACTTGTTTCTATTGATAATAGAAGTGACCTAAATATAGAAAAGATTAGATTGGAGATATCAAACAACAAAAAACATATAAATATTTTAATTCCTATGGCTGGAGAAGGATCTAGATTTAAGTTGGCAGGGTATAAAAAACCTAAACCATTAATAGATATCAATAATAAAAGTATGATTCAAACAGTGGTTGATAATCTTAATTATTCAGCCAATTATATTTTTATTGTTAAAGAAGATGACAATGCTGAGTATGATATTAAAAGCCATATAGATTCATTTTGTGATAATGCTATTGTTATATCACAGAACGGAAGGCTTGATGGCGCTACTAAATCTGCATTGTTAGCAAAGAAAATAATCAATACTGAGGTACCACTTTTAATTGCAAACTCAGATCAATATATAATTTGGAACAGTAATAAAACAATTAACAACTTTATTCGATCTGGTGTAGATGGTGGCATCCTAACATTTAAGTCTAACGAGAAGAAGTGGTCATTTGTAAAAAAGAATAAGAACGATTTTGTTTCAGCAGTTGCAGAAAAAAACGCAATTAGCGATGAAGCAACATGTGGAATATATTATTGGAAGCATGGATCTGATTTCGTTAAATATGCTGAACAGATGATAAATAAAGAGATAAAAACAAATAATGAGTATTATATTTGTCCAGTTTATAATGAAGCAATTCAAGATGAAAAAATAATTGTATCTGAAATGGTATATGAAATGTGGGGTCTTGGAACTCCAGAAGATCTATCTAAATTTTTGGAATTTTATAAATGAAAATTATATCTCATAGAGGAAATATTGATGGTTCAAAACCAGAACTAGAGAACTCCCCTGACTATTTAATAAATGCAATTAGCCATGGTTTTGATATAGAAGTTGATTTATGGGTTATTAATGATGAAGTATATTTTGGGCATAGTGATCCAGCCTATCCTATTGATAAAAAATTTTTTAAAAAAATTAAACCATTTGCTTGGTTTCATTGTAAGAATTTAGAAGCAATTAATTATTGTTTTACTCAAAAGAAAATAAAATATTTTTGGCATCAGAATGATGATTTTACTTTAACGAATAATAACTATATATGGACATATCCAAACAAAGACATAACAAAAAGATCTATTATTGTTGATTTATCTGGATTTAAATTTATTGATAAAATTCCTTATGGAGTTTGTACCGACTATCCATATAACTATATTTCATAAATACTTTTATTACTAAATTTATCTTTTAATAAATTATTATATAAGTCTTCAAATGAGTCATCTTGTGTAGATATATATGGTAAATTATGGTCGATTTCATTTTTTAATAAACTATTCTTTGGATAAATTTTTACGTCTTTGCTTAACTCTCCACCAATACTAAATATATTTCCATATAAAGATCTTGGAAAATGCCTTCTATTAATTATTTGCAGTAGATTATTTTTATTAAAAACCATTGGTGTATGTATATCATAATCTAATGGATTTTTGATACCAGAATTAACTAAAAATTTGTAAGTATTTTCTAAAAGGGTTATATATCTTCCTGAACCAAGCATAGACCTATATCTGCTTATTTTATCAATTAGTAATCCACCATGCAATATAATATTTGGATTGGCTGGCTTTATAACAAAGAAGTCATCATTCATCAATATAAAATCATCTGATATATTATTATTCTCTGCAGCAGCCTTTATAGCAAGTCTAATATTTTCAAATTTAGTAGTAGTGTTTGGAACTGATATAAAATTACCCACATACCAAGATGGTTTATATCCGACTAGCCATAAATTGTCGTATGGCATATTAGCAACTAATGATCTAATTGAATATCTTAGTTCTTCATTATCCCCTGGCCTACAAACGTATACGCAATCCATATTTTTAAGTATAGCATAATGGTATAATGGATGAATATAGTACATTAAAGATAGGATATTAGTTAATGGTGGTTTGTGTCTAAAGTTTTAATAGTTAGTGGCAACCTGAGAGATTGGTCTAAAAATAGTGGTGGAAAAGAAAGAACTGCTACCCTTTCCGAAGCCTTACATAAACATGATGTAACATTTTTTTCATTTGCCTGGGGACAGGAATCAATGAATATTCAACTACCCAATGGAATTCGTCAAGTTCAAGTTGGGCTAGATAATAGAACATTAAGAAAATATAAAGAGTTAATTCGTGGAAGAGCAAAAGCAAATCATGATACGGCAGTAGAACTTTTAAAAGGAGATCTAGGGCCAGTTATCAAAAAAATTAAACAGTTGGCTTCTGATTCAGATTTAATTATTTTAGATCACTTTTCAGTTTCTCCATTAATTGAGTCAATTACCGATGTTCCTATTATATATAACTCACATAATGCTGAAATAGTTATGGCTAATCAGTTATACCCTGAAAATACAGAAATTATTAATATAGTTGAAAAAATGGAAAGAATTGCAATTAAAAACTCTATTGCCACGACATATTGTTCAACGGAAGATATTGTAAAACTTGAAGATTATTATGGAAAAATAGATAATTCATTCTATGTTCCAAATGGATCTTTAATGCAGAAAAAAGTAGACACAATAAAAAGATTAAGGTCTAAAAATATACTTTTTGTTGGTAGTAGTCATATGCCAAATATTATTGCTGCAAGAAAAATTATTGATATTGCCAGATCAATGCCAGATTATAATTTTTTAATTTGTGGCAATGCTGGATATAGTTTACAGTATGATGAGCAACCAAGAAACTTTAAGATCATGGGACATATAGACGACGAGTTGCTTGATAAACTATTTAAAGAATCATTTGCTTTTATTAATCCAATGGAGTCTGGATCTGGAACACATTTAAAAATGATGAAGGCTTTAAGTTATGGAATACCAATAATAACTTCCAGAGTAGGGGCAAGAGGATTTTCTAGCAAAGAGATAGATGATTGTATGCTGTTATCTGAAACAACAAAAGACTATGTAGCATCAATAAAAACTTTAGAGAATAATCTTGTATATAATAGATTATCAGAAAATTGTTATAATCATAGCAAAACATATGATTGGGAAGTTATAAAAAACAACTACGCAAGTTTTGTGGACTCTTTGATTAATAAGAAACAGGCTATACAACATAACATAGATCAAAATAAAAAAGAAACAATATTAATATATACAATTATCAGAAATAGATCTTCATTTGTAAATAGATTTTATAATCAAATAAAAGATATAGTATCTACATTTGGTAACAGATATGATTTTTATCTTTCAATTTATGAGAATGACTCAGATGACTCAACAAAAGAAAAAATATTTAGACAAGACTGGTCTTTCCTATCTGGAGTATCTATAGTAAGTGAAAATATTAATACTAAATACTTTGAGTCAGTAAAAGATGGGGAACGAGTAAAGAACCTTGCCATTGCTCGTAACAAAGCAATTGAGGCTGGTGGATTTTTAGACAAGAGCGATTATGTAATGATGGTTGAGAGTGACATTGATTTTGATATATCTGCAGTAGAAAAATTACTTAACTTTAAAAATATAGAGCCAAACTTTCATATAGCATCTACAATATCAATTAAAAATAGAAGGCTGTACGACTGGTGGGCAACTAGAAAGCAACCAGAGTATATTGATAAGTATCCTTTAGAGGATGGCTACAAAAAGAAAGATTACGACAAGTATTACTCTACCTCTAATGGTATTTGTTTATATAGGTCTAAACCTTTTAAAGATGGTGTTAGATATCATTGGATTAATACCGTGACTGGTGAGGCTGATTGTGAAATGGTAGTGGTTTGTCAACTATTTAAACAGTATGGCTATGATAATGTTTATATCTTGCATAATGCTGAGATATACCACGAACATAATTAATTAACTAAAGACTCTAATCTATCCTTATTAGCAATACCAGTGTGTCTATTTGTTACCTGGTTGTCTGTTAGTACTATGAATGTTGGTACCCCACGAATTTCAAAATCTTTAATTAGTTCTTCATTTTCTGGTAAATCAACATCTATATTGTGATACTCAACATCTTTATTAGAAAATCTAAACTCTTCAATGATTGGTTTCATTTGCTTGCATGGTAGACACCAAGTAGCAGTAAAATGCATTAACTTTTTCATTTATTGCGTCTAGCCCAACGAGATCTTTTGAGACGTTTCTTGTGCTTTTTCTTCGCCATACGTTTACGGCGCTTCTTAATTATAGATCCCATGATTAATTACTTCTAGGGTCAACAAATACTTCTGTTAATCTTGCAGTCTTGGAAACTTTTTTACCAAAATCTGCGAATAAAGACTTATCTTTTTCTGCATTAACAATTCTACGAGACCAAGAGAATCCTGCATCTCCGCCCCATGCTAACCACATAATGTATCCATTAGAAGGATTTGCTTGGTTACCCCAGTCTTTACCCTTCTTATCTACTTCATGACGAGAAAAATATGAGTACATTCTTTTAACTGTGCTAAGAGATAATGTTTCTCCTCTTGCTAATTGTCCTGCACGAGTCCAACCTACTGCTGTACCCGCACCATTTGCCTTACCATCTTCTTTAAACTTAATTGCTCTACGTGCTGCTGCTCTTGCACCTGCTGGTGGAGAATATCCTTCAGCCTTCTTTACTGAATCTGTTTCATAAACTACATCATCATCATCTTCATAAAGATCATCTGCTTTTTCTGCAGGAACACAGTTAGGAACCATTTTTCCATTTGCTCCTGGCTTCATCCCACGTTGTACATATCCATCCCAACATGGTGCTTGTTTCCCTAATTCATCTGGACAACATTCTCCTTGATAAGTTTGAGTTGGTAGTATTGAATCATCTACTTTTTCATACATCATTTCACCAGCCATTGATGTTTCCATATCTTTTAATTCTGGCTCTTGTGGTAGCGGATCAATTGGAATCATTAATGACATCATGCATGCAGAGTATTCTCTTGTTGCTTCCCAAAATCCATCCTCTTCTTGTTCGTATAATTGAATTAATACTGCAGGGTTTTCTGCTGTTGCTTCTAAAGTATATTCTCCACCTGGAAGGCCCAGCATTCCTTCTCTCATTACGTGAACTACTTGACCAATATGAAATTCATCTTCTTCACCATGTGAAGTTAATGCCCAATCTCCTTCTTTAAGGTTTGGCATTGCTTTTCCAATATTTCCTTCAGATCTATTAATTGCATAAATTTGTGCTGCTGCTTCTGCACGAGTTGTGTGACAGCCCATTACTTCTCCGCCCTCTTTAACAGCAGGGTATCCAGAGCATCCGTAACTTCCTTTAGCACCTATACGATATGGCATGTAATTATTATACCACCTTTAAGAGGCTCTGAGCCTATTATATGTTCTAATTCTATGGCAGTTAGCACAAACCACCTCACATTTTTCTATCTCTTTCTTGATAGCCTTCCATGAGAATCCATCATGGATCATACGTGACACATTATATTTTTTATCTCTCAAATGATCAAAGTCTAGTAATATATGGTTTTTAATTCCACAGTCTGCACATCCAGAGGCTTCTTTTATCTTAGCAAGTTCTTGCTTGAACCTCTGTTTATTATAATGGGCCAACTCTTTGTCAGTCATTAATAATATTATACCGCCAAATATTAAGAGCCCCACACAGGGAATTCAGGCACGATGGCCAGGTATGTAAATGGGTAACTAATCCATCTCTAAGGTCCTGTGTGGGACTACTTATATTGTACTACTTGATTTTAATTGTTT